TTCTTCCTCTTCGGAATCATCATCATCATCATCTGATTCTTCCTCTTCTTCTTCCTCGTCATCGGATTCAGAACCAAAAAGATCTTCGGCTTCTTCGGCAGAAAGCATGATAGGAGCAGGGATAATCTTTACTGAGCCGTCTTCGTACTTAATGATGATTGCACCATTGATTTCTGTTCTGGAAACTTCTTTCAGTTCCACTTCTTTTTTCTTCTTAGCCATTTTCGTAATGTTTAAGTTGGTTAATAATTTATTTATATCACTCTGTTATAAGTTTCTTTACCAGTATGGATTTCTGAGTATACCCAGATTTTAATAATTCCTCCTGAGCAATATTGAATTGTTTTATCTCATCTAGAGTTGTCTTTAATTCTAATTGAGATTCAATTGTTATTGCCTGAGAGGCAAGTTCCTTGTCACCTTGATAAGTGACTATCTTAAACTTCTTACCTGCAAATGGGTTTGCTGGTTGATGTGCTGTGATTTTAAAACCTTCGTTATTATTCATTGCTATATTTAATTTTAGTTATCCCAGGAATACCCACCTTCCCAAATACTTCGGTATAGGATTTGTATTTCCCTTTTATCATTGTTTTATAGTTATCGGATAATCGAATTGGGTAGACCCATATTTTATTTTCTATCATCCTATTTGTCATTATATAAGCATAAGACCTTCTAAGTTTAATACTCTCTAATGGAACAAACCCTTGAAATAATAAAGACTTCTTAATAAACCTTTCTTTAGGCAAATACCCTAAAAATTTAAGTGATGCCTCATCGAATATTTCAAGCATATCCCTTTGTGCTTTGATAAATAGTACCTTTTGTATTGGGATGTTCATCTTCTTTCTTAAATATAAAGCCAATGAACTTACCAATGGAGGATACTGCAAGAATAACAGATTGAATTTATTTTTCTCCTCTTGACTCAGCCTGTTGTAAATCCTGTAGGATAGCAAGATTGATTTGTAATCTCTTTTGCCTTGTATACTTGGGAGATATGCCTTGCCGTTGTCCATAGAGTTTGATTGAGTACCTTTCATTGAATTCCTTTTTTCCTTTAGACTTAAAGACTCGGTGCATTTGTACCATAAATCTTCTTCGTCGGTGTTTATCTATGTGATATTCATCGGGCATTATGAACTTCCTTGCTTTTACGAATTTACCCTTAAACCAGAATTTAGTACTACCCTTTTTAAGAAGTTTACCATTCATATCGGATAATTCTCTAATGCCTTGTTTTATAAGTTTCCTCCCAGATATTATATGGATATATTGAAGAACATCTACACCATAAAGATAAACTAAGGTAACCTTTACTTGGTGTCTAGTAAAATATGGTATACCGGTTAGATGTTTCCTATATAATTTCTTTTCAGTAACAATCTTATTGGTAGTATCTGGTCTCCAAGTCCATATATAATATCTATCTGGTCGTATGGGTCCGTTGTTACTTTCCTTTAGTTTTACCATTTATATTCCTCTTTGCCATTCTATACCAAAGATTGATAGATTTCTCATTTGCTTCGGGGAATTTCTTTTTCATTCTCCGAATAACTCTATCAAGTTCAAAACCTTTTGCAGTTAATTCGAATACATAAGATTTCTTTGTACCCTTGATAAGATTAAATTCATCCCTCTCTCTTGGTGGTTTCTTTTCTCGAGGTTTCTTTATCCCAGGAACTCGTTTGGTTCTTCTTTGCCCATTTTCCCCTTCTTCTCCGAGAAACCCAAGCCTTAATCTGGAATTTCTTAATGGGTCATCTTTCGAATACCCAATATTTTCTAATTGCTTATCCATCCAATCGTCATATTTATCAATTAACGATTTATCTGGCTTTTCTTCTGATACATTGATATAATGTAATAAGTCAAATACCCCAGCAGAACAAGCATCAGGGAAAGGCATCCCTAATATGATAGCCTTTCTCTTTAAATCCTTATAAGTCATGTTTCTCCCAGAAGCACCAAGGAAATTTGATTTCTCCTTGGATGGAGCTTTCATGTCTTTTCTACTCTTTTTTGCCATATCATTAATATTTTAAAGTATTCATTTATTTTCTTTGCAAATATAAGAATAAATAATTTAATCTTATCTTATTTCTCTATTTATTTTTATAAAAATCCGAGGTTTTTGCTCGGTTCGCAGCAGTGGATTTAGGTTTTTTAGGCTTTCTCTTGATATGTGTGTTATAAGCCATATCCAATTTCTTAATATTGAATTCTATGTTGTTCACTTGATTATAGTTTACTGCTCTTTCCACACAGCAACGGTACTCTGGCCAGAATTTTTGTCCAAGCTTAACAGATTCGGTTTTAATCATGAACTTAGATACCATAAAACCAAAGGTATCAGCATCATCTTTAGTTTTAAATACATACATGTAAAATCTACTAAATTCATCTACTACTTCATCCAAAGGTCTTACTGGTAACAATAGATAACCATCGGTATATAGGTCCTCAGATATTAAAGCTACCCAATACTTTTTCTTTCCTGGTTTTACTTTATACCTAAACCTTTCCTTGAGTTTAGTGTGCATCCAATCCGGTACTCTATTAAGAAGATACTTGATATATATCTTATCCTTCTTATTCGACCGCCTTTTAAATGCAGATGGCTGTTGTAGCATCCTTGGAAGTATTCTAAAGTTATTCCACCTATCAAATTCAAGAATTAATCTTAGAGTATCTATGTCCCATTCATCATCAGACTCCTTTAACCTCTTCATGTTTCTCTCTATATTTTTAGAGTTTACCTTTGGGAGTAATTGAGCCGAGTCTCCTGTGAATAAGCTTGCTTCTTTTCTTTTTAATCGTTTCTCTAAACATCCCTCCATATAATCTTGGAAATTCCTCTCACAGGGGCAATCTGGTCGAAAAATAGAAGTGTGTTTCTCAAAAAAATCCGAGAATAGCCTAAAGAATTTCTCTGACCGTTCCCGGATTTCAAGATACTTGTAATGAGATAACTTTAAAATTTCACCAGCTTCCCATGAAGATTTACTTTCTGATAGTTGAAGGAATAATGATTGTTGTTCTTTATCAATTAAACAACTCCAGGCTTTTTGTTGAGCTTCGTTCATAACATTAAATTCTCCTATATCTCATTATACTATCAATTGCTTCATTGGTTATCTGATTAGGATCATATTCCCCAGAATTAGCATAAAGTTTATCTGGGTCATGGTTTAAATATACACTATAAATGACGTTGTCAAAGGGTAACCATACTTCCATTCTCCCCATTTCGGGGTATATAAGAACTTTTACCCTTTTACAAAGATGGTCAACCTCTAATACTGTAGCATCTACTCCCTCATAAGGATAACCTCGTAATACTAAGTAATCTCCAGGCTTTACATTGACTAAATCATCCACTGAAAACTTCTTATTCTCTCTAGCAATACGTTTAAATCGCCTTACTTCTTTTCTACTACAAGTAGCCACTAAAGAAAAATCATCAAATTCTTCGGCATTGTCAATCCTTACTTTTTTCTTTCTTGGGTGCATTGTCTCGGTATTACGTAACCAAGTTCTGATACCAGATATATTCCTACGTAACTTATTAAGAAATGGCCTTGAGAATGCTAATTTAGTAGGCATTCTCATAAAACCATAATTGAATAATACTGGTACTTCTTCGAATACCATCTTACCCTTTGTGGTTTTTCTTAATACGTTTACCATAGGAATAATTGCCTTGATTTGGTCATACCCCTTTTCTTTGAGTTCTTTATTGATTTTATCACAGTACTTCCTTTCAAGGTAAAATATACAATATGAGTATGGGATATGCTTCTTCATGGGTTACTGGTTTTTAAGAATTAACTTAGCTTGCTTATGTACTAACTTATAGTTTACATTCTTCAGTATATCACTAGCCATGAATACATAAAGAATCTCACCTATCTTTGGTACATCGATTACCATAATATTGGCTTTATCGAATAGTGGTTTATAGAATACGGAAGATAAATCCTTTCCAACTACAAAGAAAAATTCTTCTGAGGGCATTGAATTATATCTCATACAGAGTATGGGAACTTTATTTGCTCTTTTTGCATCCTTAGAAGCTTGTTCCCAGAATTTCAGTATATCGCATCCCTTATTACCTAAGAGTAGATGTTCAAACTTAATCTCTTTATAATTCTTGCATTCGATGGATATCTTACATCTATGAGCATGCCTTTCATCAGTACAGGTTAAATCGGAAGTGGAGTCCTTGTTTGAATGCCAAGCTCCACTCCCCGCTCTATTCCTTTCAAATTTGTATCCGGTCCATTTTGTAAACCAAGCACCTATCTTTCTTTCGAATCGATTTCCTTTATTCTTAGAGTTCATAATATAATGGTGTATTGTATTTTTATATACCATTATAGTAATTGGTACCTACTCAGGCCTTGGGTCTTTTCCACTTGCAAAATTTTAGTATTACCTAGAGGAAGAGAATCTAAGTGGGTTATCAAGAATAAAGTTTTCTCTTTGAATATGTAACGTATTAAGGAAGTAACTATTTCTATGTTATCTGAACTTAGTGATTCAAATACCTCATCAAGGAATGCTAAGTTAATACCCTTAGAGGCAGTTAAAGCCTCATTCATTGCAAAAGCCATTGCTACACAGACCAATTGTTTCTCGCCACCCGATAGTTCATCGTAATCTATAATCATCCCATCTCTTTCAATAAGAGTAACAAATTCTTTTCTAGCAGTACCCAAATCAATATTAAATTCGATCCTAAATCCTAATACCTCTGAATACTTATCGAGGCATTTATTTAAGAACTCAAGTGATGAATCAAATAGGTAAGCCTTAATCCCATTATTACCCAATGGGTCATTAATTAACCAGTTATAATTCTCTAACTCTAACTCTTTATTGTGAAAGTCTTCATCAACCTTCCGTAAATTCTTCCTAATCTCCTTAAGTTTTTGTTTATACTTTGGAGACATGACCTTAAGCTTTTCTTGCTTGAGCTTAGCCAGGTCTTCGTCAATAGAAGCAATATCAGAAGCAATATCATCACAGTCTGATTTTAATTTCTTATACCTATCATTTACACTACTAAGTTCTTCCAACCTCTCTAAAGCCTCTTGATACTCTTTATCATATTTGTCAAGGTCAGAAAACGCTTTATATATTGATTTAGCATCACGTAACGCACGTTTGTAGTGACCGGCTTCTAACTGTATTACCAATTCTTTGATTACTTTCTTAAGGGGTACATTCGATAAATTCTTTGCATCTTTTATCTTACTCCTCAAATCAAGGATTAGTTCATTTTGTTTTTTAATCTTTATCTGAAGCGAAGCATCTACTTCAGCCTTGATTTGTTTTTGTTTTTCAATTAGTAGCTTAGTTAGCTTTTCCCTATCTTGCTTTAACTCTCTTCTTTCTTCTTTAATTTTTTGCTTGAAGGATTTTTCTCTATCTCTCATATCGAAGTAAGCTTCCTTGTTAGCCTCTAATTCTTTCTTAAGCATTTGAGACTCATGCTCTACCTCATTTATTTGAGATATCAAGTTATTTTTATCTTGTAATGCAATGCCTTTAGCAAGGTTTAAGAACTCTAAGTCAAATACTTCTTCGAATATCTTTTTCTTATCAGAATTAGATTCTTGTATGAGTCTTTTTATACCCTGACCAAACATGATTGAGTTCATAAACAGAGTATATGATAAACCTATCTCTCGGTTTATAAAATCTTGTATCTTCCCCTTCCCTTTGATATCAACTATATCCCCATCTTTCATGAAGATAAGTCTGTCTTTACCTTTAGCACCATCCTCAAGTACTTCATCATACTTTTGACATCTAACTATCTTATATGTATGAGAATCTTTCTGAAAATATACTTGTACCTTAGTACCCTTGTAATCTTTAGGCCTTACTTGCTTCCAAGTATTTACCTCAGAAACACCCTTTAGGTTTTTCCCATATATTGCCCATACCAAGGCAGAGAGAATAGTTGATTTCCCTTTCCCATTTGGTGCCTTGATAAGTATGGTACAAGTTGGGTTTAATTGTAGATGTAAGGATTCTATTGAACAAAATCCTTCTGCCTCTAAGTTTAAGAACGTTAACATGACTCAGCCTTTTTAAGTGTTTCAATTAATAGATTAGTTTTAACCTCATCTTTAATACCTTTCTCTCTTAGGTATCTCTTTGCTAGAGACTTCTTAGAAAGTTGCTTAGTAATCTTATGTTTGTTATTAACTGGAGTACTAGCTTTTTGAGGGATTACCGTATAATAATTGCCATCATCCTTAATATCCTCTTCCCTTTCTACATCGATGAACTTTGGGAAATTTTTCAAAGGTACAAACTTCAGAGACAAATCTTCATAGATTTTCCAATACCCCAATTCACAATCTCTATCGGTTCTCCTTTGATGGTTAGGGGCTCCAATCATATAAACCTTCTTTGATAGTCTTTGTGGTTTGTGTATATGCCCACATAATACTAAATCGAACTTATTGAGAACATTCACATTTAAGTTTTCTACGGAATCTATTTCCCTACCATCTGTATCTTTTGCACCAGGATAATCGGTGTGTAGTAAAAGAATATTCTTTTTACTTTTATCTAATTCTAACTTCTTTAAGTATTCACTTAGACCCACGTTATTATCAATATAAGGAACCCCATATACCATAATATCTTTATGTGTAGAAGATAGTTGGGTTTTTTCATAATCTAATATCATGATACCATACTTCTCTACTTGATAAAGCCAGCTAAAGGGTTTAGTACCAACCTTACTTATTTTCTTAATATCATGATTTCCAGATATGGCATATATCCAAAATCCTTCGATTAGTTCGTTATAACATATCTCTGCCAATTCTTGGTCCATTGTTTCGGCCTTATGAAATAAGTCTCCACAAAATAATGCAGGACAGTTAAACCTTCTACATAATTTCCGTATAATCGACAAAACCCTGAAACTATTCAGGGTCCTGTGATTGTTCTCATTAAACTTAGCCCATAGATTTATATGTAAATCTGAAAAGGCTATTGCTATTACTTCTTTCCCCATATCCTATCTAAATGGTAATTGATTTGTTCCGTTCTCATACCTAAATTGAGCTCAGATATACAAATAGTGGGTATTTCCCAATTTGCAAGCAATTCCCCCATAAGAGATGATATCTGAACTTGGAAGAATCTGTTAAGTATTCTCTTACCATTATCTTCCATTGACCAATGCTTATAAGTATCTAGATTTAATGGTAAGAAGATTGCTACATCACATTGATCTTCCATTAAAGTCTTACATTGACAGAAAAAATGTTCCATTTCACATTCTGGTAAAGTTCTTGATTGCTTATACCAAAAATAAGCAGCCAAATCTGCATAACTCCTATCAGTTACGAAATATTCTCTATCCTTGAATAACCTATTCCTTTTGTTCAGAAGTTGAAAATCTGCTTTATACATTGCCTCCGAACCGAGGGATAATATTTCATTATGTGATACCCCTTCAGTAGCAGGTAATAAATCTGACATACTACCAGAAATAAAAGGTAGATCTTCTCTCTTAGCTACATACTTAGCTAAAGTAGTTTTCCCTATACCAGAGGGACCCACAAACATAATTCTCTTACTCATGATGTAATGCTTTAAATGGTTTTATAAATTCATTTGTCAAAAATGATGCTAAAGAGTATTCGATACAAAGCTCTTTGAATTTCTCATACTTAAACTTCTTCTTTGACTTAATTGGTAACTTATCCAATGGATTATGTCTTACAAACCAGAAAAGGTCGATTAACTGTTCATTCCTTTTCCATATTTGAAGATATTCTTTGTTCTTACTCTGGGCAATAAACTTCTCAATTCTACCATCATCAAGGATTTTCCTTGCTTTTACTGGGCCTATACCCGGGAACCCTGGTATATCATCGGAAGTATCTCCAACCATTGCAAGGTACTCTACCGTTTCATGAGAATGATAACCGAATAATTCTTTGCAGTTATCCATTCTTATCATCTCATCTTTTCTGGGATTATATATCCTCAGGTTATTTGATAGCAACTGGTTAAAGTCTTTATCCGATGATATAAGTATCATTTTCTCGGATTGGGATTTTTTAATTGCAAGGTATGCTAAGAAGTCATCTCCTTCATATACTGTAGATTTCTTTTTATCGAAGATATAATTAATTCTTAGCATACCCAGCATTTTCATTATAATTGCCTTTTGCTTTTGCAATGATTCGTAATCTACAGATATATTTTTTCTATGTCCCTTGTAATTGGGCAATAACTTCGTCCTTACTGGTGAATGACCATTATCGAATGAAATATAAACCTCATCCGGTTCGAACCTTGTAAGATACATATGTAGAGATTTGAAAAATCCGAATATTGCCCCACTCGGTTTGCCATCGGTAGATTTAAGTTTTTCGAACTTATGAAAAGACTGATGGAGAATATTCTCTCCATCAATCAGTAATATTGTTTTCTTGCTCATCGTCCAAAATCTAATTCATAAAGTGAAACTTCTTGAATCTTTTCCTCTCCAAGATATACATCTAAATAATTCTCTGGTTGGCTATAAGCATCTAGATACCTAACCCTAGATTCCATTCTCAAATTTTTCTTAAGGTACTCTTTAATTACTTTCTCTATACCTTCTACCTCTTTCTTATTCATCGTCTTCCTCCTCCTCTTCTGAATCTGAATAGTTTTCATATTCTACACCATCGACTGGGAATAGATTTGTTTCTATTTTCTCCAGTTGCTTTTTAGTAGTACCTATGGTATTTACTCCGGCTTTCCGTAAAAGTTTTCTACGAAGTTCATCGTCTTCTTCCAAAAGCTTTTGGAATTTCTCTTCCCCTCTTGCAAGAGTTTTACCTTTCAATTTATACCCACCAGTAGTTTTTTCGATTACATCGGTATCTACCAATACATCTTCTAAAGCATAGCATCTGTCAAACCCGACTTCGTGGAATTTAGGATTGAAATATACAGGGCATTTGCTGATTGTAGGTCGAGGAGGAGCAACTTTATTTTTAATAAGTCTGATAGTGACAAGTTTCCCAGCTTTCCTTTCTTTCCCATTTTGTTTAATGGTAACAGACCTTCCTGAATAGAAAGCAGCTCTGATTGAAGCGTAGAACTTAAGTGCTGCACCTCCTGTAGTTGTTGTGTTATCTTTTCCAAATCCGACATTCAAAGCAGTTCTTAATTGGTTAATATATATCTGAGATACTCCCAGTTTGTAGAATAATTCACTTCTGATACGGAAGTATTTATAAAGAGCCTTTGCTCTACCTCCCATTTCGGCTTTACCATCAACCATCTTAGCATCAATATTATCCGTACAGTCGGTTGCTGCAATAGAATCGATTACCAGAAGTATCGGTTCATTGTGGGTTAATTGAGAACGTAAATATATTGCTAAGTCTGCTACTACATCTGCAATATATTCAATACGAGTATCATTAACAATGGTTACTTTTGCAGGGTCTACTCCATTAATCTCTGCCCAGGAGTTCATCCAGGATTGTTCTGCATCTACCCATATTACATGACCACCAAGTTGTTGAGTAGCATAAGCAAAGTTATAAGCTACCAAGGATTTACCAGATGATTCTTCTCCAGCAATCTCTACAATTTTACCATAAGGAATACCCTTACCGAATAAGTAGTTCAAAGCAAAGAAAGTAGATGGTATATATAAATCGGTATCAGTTACTTCTGAAGCTAATTTAATCATACTCCCATATTTCTTTGCCATCTCATTTGCTGTTGGTACTTTTAAACCAACCTTAGATTTCTTTGCCATAATGTAATGTCTTTAAACTAAAGAAGGTGATAACAGAACGAATCTAATTACCACCTTCGAATGAAACCATATTACTAACCCTTAAATATCCGATTTGTATTTTCTTTTCTTTTTCTTAGGTTCATCATCTTCCATGTAATGGTCTTTGTGAACTCCCTTTTTCTTTTTCTTCTTGGATTTATCATCATCATCATCATCTCCATGGTCTTCATTTAGATACTGTGAAAGCAAATCTTCCAACTCATCATAGGATTTTATTTGAGAACGAACTATCCCCTCAAGGTCAATTGTACCCTGATATTTCTTGTCCAATTTAGTTGGTTTGCAAGCACGGGCAGAATAAGTAGTATCTAGTTTACCAGACCCGGAACGAATTACCTTGATATCGTATCCAGTTTTTGGATCTGTCATATCACCTGCCTCATCTTCATCAAGGTAAAGGTCAATGATATCCTGGTATACTGAGCGAGGAACTAAAACTCCCTTATCTTTGCCTTCGTAATCTACCTTACTACCCTTTTCATCTGAGTAAATGATACCACCGATAACATATCTTCTTCTTGGTACCAGGTTCTTGGCAAGTTCCTTGTCATCTTCATCCTTGGAGTTTTTCAATTCTTGGTATTTCTCCATGAATGGGCAAGGTTCATCAAAAGTAGCCGGAGATATAACTCCTCCCAAATTGCCACCCAGGTAGAATTGAATAATTTCGATACCCAATTCTTGGTCATCACCTGGAGATTTAATTCTCATCCTCAGAGTTCCCTCTTTTGGATATACTAACCCACTACCATTTCCCTTGGATTCTAGCTGTTTCTTTCTAGCTAGCATCTTTTCTTTTGTAGAAAGTCCCTCTGATGAAACTTTCTTTTTCTTCTTGTCTTCTATCATAATGATTAGTTTTAATTATTCGGTTCTGAGTAAACTACTTCGTTCATACTCAATACGGTAAGAACGTTTTTCTCTAAAAGTTGTTTGAGAGCAGGAGATAGTTTGTCCGTTTCGAATTCAAGTTCTTTACCTGCATACAAACCATAGGTAACTATTCTACCTACAGCAACCAATTCTCGGTAGGTTTTGTATTCTTCGGTAATTTCCCCACTCTTTACTACAACCCCTTTACGAGGAACTCCCTCTTTTACTTGTTCAGGGATAATCAAACCGGATTTAGTTTGATTTACCTCCTTTGGAGATAAAATAAGTACCCGATTTTCTGTAGGGCATCCAGGTAATTCTTGATTAAATTTCTCAGCCACAAGAGGTGAGATAAATGTCATTGAATAATTCATATTCTAATACTGTTTTTAAAAGTTAGTAATTAATTATAGTTCAATGGGTTAACCCTTTCTTAGATTCGCATTAATAGTTCTTAGTATATTCTCCCGACTCTCATAGGCTTTACATATAGCTATGAACTTATTTGCTTTTTCTACAGCTTTTAAGTATCTCTCATAAATAGAAGAATACTTCTTGTTAAGATTTGCCTTATGAGAAACATATTCGTTATTCCACCTTTCATTAGCATCCTTATAATATACCCAAGCATTGGAATAGGCTTCATCCTTTTCCCTTGCTAGTAAATCTCTTTCCTTTATATACTTATCTCTAAGAGAACAAAGAATATAATAACTAGAAGGAGATTCTCGTAGCTGAGAATTAATGATATTCTCATTGATAGATAATTCTTTTTGAATATCAATCTCAATAAGTTTACCTTCAAATTTAACCCTTAGTTTTTTCAGTTCCGTCTTCATAAACTTCTAATAGGTTTTTAAAGTCTTCTTTACTAAATTCTCCTTTGCTTATTGCTTTAGTTACTTGAGCAAAAGCCATTTGATAAGAGAGTTTCATACCAGGCAAATTAAGAAGAGATTTATAGATGCTTATCTTATCTACCAAAGCCATTAATCTTAAGTCGCATAAGTTATCAGTACCACCCCTATCGAGTAAGGCTAAAAATGCAGCCCAATAAATATGGGTGGCATCTTCATAAGCAAGTTTACCATCCTCATCCGTAGCCATTACTTTAAAAGCCAATCCCTCTAAAGTAGTAAGATTAGTTTGTACTTGAGATAACTGAGTCTTTAATCGGTTAAGTAACATTTTTTCTTGTCCACTCAACCTTAGATTAACCCCATCTAAATACTTAAGTAAATTTTCGATAGAATAACCTAAGCACCCTGCAACCATGTAAGTGATGGCAGTTAACTTACTTGCATTATCAATCTCTTTCTGTGTTGCCATAATTCCATAAATTTATTATATTATTTATGTAGACATAGTATCTTCTCTTTTCGATTCTGTTGTAATGGTCGATACAGATTCTGAATGCTTTATATTAGTTTTACAATTAGGACATTGTACTATCCTAAAATAATCCCCAGATTTATTATAAACCCCAAAAGTTTCACTGGTATCATATTCAAATTCGCAATCACATACTGGGCATTTAGCCCTCCATACCGTGGGCCCGTTTAAAATCTTCTTCATTTCCTTAGTTTTATGTTATTATACCGTAATATTTTATATAATACTCCAGTTGATATACCGAATTCTTCTAGTATATCTTTTCTTGGTATACCCTCTATATACCTAGAAATTAATAATTCTACATTTACCTTACGTTCTCGTTCTTTACCAACAAAATAGAATCTTTTATCTTCTATACACTGACCCATATTCATCTTAGCTGTACCCCAATATAAATTACCTACCCGATTATCCTCTGGATTGTTATTTTTATGACATACTTGAGGATAATTGTTTGGGTTAGGGATGTAAATAGAAGCAACTAACCTGTGTCTATAAAAGTTCTTCCGTTTACCACCATCTCCTACTAAAGAGTTAGATAAATAACCATTATCTTTCATAGCAGGTTTTACTAATTTCCAACTACCAGTAAATTTCGAGTATAATTTTCCAGTACGGGATATGTAATAATTACTAAACCCGGGTATATTACCCTTTTCTCGATTTTTCATATTCTCGTTGATATTTATGGATTTCCTTTTTATATAGTTCCATAAATACTTCTGGTGAAGCTGCACTAAAATTACCAATTTTACGAGTCTTAAACTTATGGTATTCCTCCATGTACTCTTCTACCGAAAAGTCTGGTTTTAACATTCTAGTATAATCATATCCGGGCATAAATGGTAATTCTTCTGCCATAGACCGGCCTATTGTAAAATCCATTGATAGAGTTACGTCATCTACTTGAAAACCAAAATACTTCTTAGTACTTGGGTTACGTAGAATATTCCAAATGGTATATACAGTCCATGTATTTATATCTTCTGGTTTAGAATACATATATACTGCGTCATGTACCGTACAAGCTTCTTTCATCATTGGTAATTTACCTTGTCTCATTAACCAATAAACAAGAATAGCCCCAAAGTTGGTCATATTTGCTGCAGCACCTTGACATGGGAAATTAAGTCCCAAACGAATAGCATAAGCAACTTCTTGTTTGTCGTTTGAGTATATCTGGGGTAATCTTCTCTTAGTACCAAATAACTGAGTATAATACCCATGCTTACGAAGGAATTTCTCTTGCTTCTCTTTGAACTTAAGTATCTTTGGGTGTTTCTCAAAGAACTCGGCCATTTCTTTATGGGCTTCTTCTTTAGTAACTATAATACCAGCTTTTGGGTCAGATAGTTTTACTGCAAGTAAAGCTTCTCCAATACCATAAATCAAACCGAATGCAATTTGCTTAGCTTGTTTTCTTCTAGTCTTCCATAACTTATGGTCAGGATGATTTTCATCTTCGTATATTTTAGATGCTTCTTCAATTGATACACCATATTTTGCTGCTGCTATGCCCAAGTGAGGATCAGCTCCTTTTGCAAAAGCATCAAGATAGGTTTCATCACCAGATAGATGAGCCATCATCCTTAACTCTGCCTGTGAGTAGTCAAATGCCATATATAAATACCCAGGAGGAGCAACTAATTGTTTCTTGATATTAGGGTCTACAGATGTCTTTGGTATCTGCTGCATATTTGGGTCTGCAGAACTAAACCGATTAGAGTCTGTACCATGTATATTATATCTACCGTGTAATCTACAATCATCTTGTACCTTTTCCCACCATCCATAAATATAGGTCTTATACATTTTTTCTAACCCTCGTAATTCAAGAAGCTTGTCAAGGAATATTGCCTTTGGTGAATCTGGCTTTTTAATGGTTAACCTTAAGTTAGTAAGAGTTTCTTCATCAGTACTTGGTTTACCAGATTCATTATCCTTAATCACATCAAAATGAAAACCATCATCCGAATACATCAATGCAGGTAAATCAACTGGACTACCCAAATTAATGGGTCTTATTAATTCTTGTTCCTTTTTAGTTGTGAATATACCTGCCTTGATATTTGAAATTTTCTGTTCCCTTGATGCAATCTTACGTTTATCCTTTGGGTCATTATAATCTAACTCTTCAAGTTCTGATTCGATAGATTGGATATACTTATCAATCTTTTCTTGGTTATATTTCTTTTCAAATTTCTTTACTCTTGGCAAAGCATATATTGAGTCTCTAGCAGCATCTATTTTTGGTTTATATTCTTCTAAAAGCTTTTTATTGAACTCGGTATCTAGATATAAACCCTCTTTCTCTACTGAAGTAAGTACTCGTGAATTACACATAAATAAATTACGGAATACAGAATACATACCTAAGTCAATTAGTTTCTTCTCAAAGAATATCATTAACCTAAGAGTATAATCCGTATCTTGACATCCATAATGACAAAGTGGGTCTAATTCTTTTTCATCCCAAGGTATCTTATCGAAAGCATCTTGTTTCTCATAATTACCATACTCGGGCAGATATCTTCTTACCATTGATTTTAGGTCATGAGGTTTTTCCTCATTAAGAACATATTTTGCAAGCATACCATCTAAACAAGTACCCCTATAGAATATTTGATACTTTTGGTTTATCTGGTCATCAAACTTCCAATTCCATGCAACCTTTACAATGTCATAATTCTCAATTACCTCTTCCCCAAATTTCCTTAGCATCTTTTTCCAATTCCAACCGGGTGAAGTATAATCTTTTGTTTCGAAATGGTCTAAAGGAATGGAAGCACCAAACCCTGGCATCCAGGATACTGAGAGTATAGTTGGCTTAAAACCCTTATTATATATAGGTTCTGCATTTGTTTCATAATCACAGCAAGCATAACCCGTAGCTTTACAACAATCAATAAGTTTCTTAAGCTCCCTCTTGTTTTTTATTATTGTATACCGTGTCTCCATATTTTAAAATAGAAAAAGGGACATACCCACCTATAGTAGATACATCCCTCATTATTAATATTTCTCTTGTAAGTCTTCCAGATTAGATGCTAATGCTAACCAATCTTTCTTATAAGCATGAAGAGAATCAATGGTATGATACAAGTAGCCAGGTTTAACTCCAACCTCTTTAGCTACATATTCCATAAGTTTCCATGCAAGGTATACATCATTACCAAAATGAGTAACAAAATCTGAACTCCTTTGATGATAGCAAATATGTAATACCTTCTCTCCTTTACCATTCTGACGGATAAGGAAGTCATAATACATAGAGCAGGGTATACGTCTACTACCATCATACCAATCGGTATCTAATCCGTCCATATCACCATTGAATATTGGTAATACTGCTTTACGAGTGTCATTATCGTCCTTCAATAATCTTATCAATGGTTTAATAACATGGATGATTCTCTCATTATAGGTATAATCAAATTTACCATTTACCAAGAACTGTTCCCATAAATCTTTTCTTAATTCCCAAGCTTTACCTGGATTAATTATATCAGAGGTATCAACCCTTTCTTGGAACTCAGCATCTGCCCATTCTCTTGAATGAGAGAATACGAATAACCATACCGGGTCTCCCAATGAAGTTAAGCAATATTGTTGGCAAATGAGTTCTTTAGTAATAAAATCCTCATTACCTTCAATCACTTTATTCTGATAGGTCTTTGGTTTTACAGTTTGACCATAACTGTTGAGTTCTCTGCCCATTTCGGACATTAACTCAAAACTGTTAGAATATATCCTCATATAATATAAATATTTAATTGTATGACATTGTAGAACTAACCCAGGTCATATGCCAGTAGCGATATACAAAATCATCAAAATCCTCTACCTCTTTTAATAACAAGGGTATATTTGGTTCTCCCCCGTTCTTTTTAATCTCAAAAACTTGGTAATAGAATTTGTTTACTAATCCTATACGCTTCTGATTTAAAAATTCCTTAGCTTCCATTGTTCTTTTGTTTTAAAAGTTTCTTTTTATAGGCTTTACGTTGAGAGTAAGAGATTACATTCTCCGGGTATTCTATATCCTCGTATTCAAGAAGTAATTCTTTTGCTTTCATTGATTTATATGTTTCCTCATATAAATCTGGTCGAAGCACTTTAAAACTTCTAAAGAATACCTTGAATGAAGAAAATTCCTTCTCGGTACCATTTTGGAATTTTTTCCATATCTCTTTTATCCTCTTATTCCATGAATTCTCTTCTGCTCCCTTAAGTACCTTCTTCAAGGGTTTATGGGTATGATACATTAGAAGTGTCTCTACATTTCCGTACATCTGAGTCGCGAATAGGTTGATTTGTACTGACTGATCCGGTCCATATACGTACTCTGACATTCGTTGAATTAATAGGAAATCGAATATTAACCTCTTGGTAATTTCTGAAGCCCGAACTACCATTGTAATAACTGGGATGTCCTCCCCGAATCGTTTTGAAAAAGTCGCAGCTATTAAACATTGTTTACCATTATCATGATGATTGTTAAACATATAGGTTATATTGTAATTCTGATTGTACTTATTTCTCAGTACTCTAAGTTTACTACGCAACAAGTCAAGCTTATTAAAATCTATGTAGTTATTCAATAAGCTAGTCCACTTAGTTTCTTTATAATTGAAACATCTACCATAATCAAATTCTGGGTCTACCCAGGCTTTTCGTATTTTTATAAATACGTTATACACTACTGCTACCCCACTATTAGCCATAGCACCTTTCCCAAATAGGATTGGGTCTAATCTTAAAAAACCCTCATTAAGTTTTTCCCATGCTTCCTGTGAAGTAGCAAATTCTAACGAATGGAGGGACTCCTCCGTATTAAGCTGAAGTCCCTCTAATTTCTTATTCCAACCTGACATATAACTGGCTGATTTTTAATTAGTTACTAATAATTTGTAGTTTGCCTCCATAAATTGAGACGTTGTTTTTTAAAGAATAAACTAAATAGTCCGCAAGGAGTAAACCCATTCATAGCTAAAAATCCCATATAGAGATAGAATGACTTTACCAAAGATTCCTGAAAATCTATTTCTTTAGTCATCACTTGAGTTTGTTTCCAGGGTCTACATTTAAGGAAGTTCCTTGCTTTATTAAGTTCATATATTACTTCCCATAAATATAGCTTCTCGTTTTCATGAGATATCTCGCTCATTCCATGAAAACCTGGGGTATAAGAAACTATCTTATCATATTCTGCCCTATCTTCTCTTGCCCAATCGGTTGGACTTAGTATAGGGTATTTCCTTACACCTCGATGATCTGGGTACTTGATGAGTAGGTCTTTGACTCCAATTGCCATTACCTCAAATAAACTCTTGGCATCTTGATATTTTAATATATCTTCTGGCAATATATTAGAATACAAAAGCAAAGTAAAGAAGAATCCCAAGGCATCTGCTTGTTCCTCATTTGCATTTGCTAGATGATTTAATACCTGAGTGTATTCTTCTGAGGTTAAGCAATCATTATTCCATCCATAATCACGATATATAGATACTACTTCATCGGTAGATTCGAATCCTTCGGTTAATTCCTCAATAACCCTACCAATAAAATCCTTTAGGATAACTTGGTTCTTTGGGTTATTTATATCTAAAGGATAATCAGGTAACCTTTCTATCTCTTTATACCCAAAGAATTGTTCTATCCCAAGATCATACATTTCTTGTAGTATCCGTGCCTCAGTTTCTTCTACCTGAGGCACTTGTTCATTTATATTCCTTATGTCCACTATTTTATGTTTTGAGATGAACCAAATCCTTTATCTCCTCTGCTTCCCCACATTTGTGATTCAGTATAAAACTCCTCTTGCTGAATCTCCTCTGGCTCGGTAATATAAATAGGTACATGAATAAATTGTACCAGCTTTTGACCAGCCTCGATAACCTGAATTTCTTGAGAAGTGTTATATATCCCAATATGTATCTCTCCAACATAAGGGGAATCCACTATCTCGGCAGTAAAGATTAACCCTTTCTTAGTAGCTATACCAGATTTGTTTGCTGCCATTAACATAGATGCAGGAGGTTCTAGCAAACCTTTGATACCCGATGGGATAAGTATACGATGACCTGGTTTTAAAGCTATATGCCTTACGAAATTTTCATTAAATGGCATATCTAAAATATACCCATTTGAATCAAATTCGTTCTTGTCATGAATATCCTCAGGATATAAATCAGTTGGTACATAAAAATCTAACCCAGCATCATTTGGGTTTGCTCTGTTGGGAGATACTACCTCCCTTACTTTGATAAATCTAAATCTGTTCATAATATATTACATTTACGTAAAAGTTGTCCAAAGGTTAATTTCTCGGGTCTAGAAACATGTACTCCCAATGAATTACACATTCTAATTACATCGGTAGAACCTTCCATACACAAATTAGCAAGTACATCACTTTGCTTTACAAAATAGTTTGGGTTGTTAAGGTATACCTTGAACATAGCCCATATCATCTCTATTGGTTTCATTATTTAATACACTCTTTATAAAGTTCTCTAATACGTTTTCTAGGTACTTCAAATTTCTCAACGGTTTTGGTAATAACCTCTTTTCTGTCTTTCCCTTTCCGAATCAAGCCTCGGATGTATTTCTTGATACCAACCGTATCTTCTAATACATCCAAATCCTTGTATTGATTCTTCTGTTCTAGCTCTTTCCTTGTGATATTCAAGTTCTGAGACATCTTGAATGCACATAGCTCTGAGTCTCCGCATAGCTTACACTCTTTAGTTGATAGGTCATACCCAATACCGAAGCAAGGGTCTCCATTAGTTCCCAAAGTACTAACATCTATGGGAGTAAGGATATCTTGCTTCGATAAGTCAGGAAGTTGTTTCTTTTTCTTAGCCATTATATGTCTTTTTTACGTTTATAATAAATGTATATCTCACTGTTATCTTCTATGGGAACATAGGAATAACCGATGTTATTAATAAATAGTTCCCTAAGTTTATATAATTCTTGGTATGAATTTCTATCATGGCTCTCTTGACATACTTTGACTACCATACCATTACTCCAGTACAAACAAAAGAAATGAGTAAAGCATTCGGGAGTATTTTGAGAAGTTTCCAAGCTTGATATCCATATCAAATCTCTACAGTTGAATACATGTTTAGGATTATGTACCTCCCCAACAACAAGAGATTTAAACCATTCCCTAATCTTCTTCATCATAAGTGTAATTAATGTGTTTACAATTGGGACAGACCCATTCTTTGAAATGCCATCCCTTAATTTCCAAATCCTTTTTATGAAAACGTTTCTTACATGAATGACATTGATAGCCATCCTTAGAAAGTATGAAGTCTAAAGCGAGTATTATTATCATAATAACAACCGCTGTAATTAAAATATATTTCTCCATCACTGAAAGCCTTTGATTTTCTTTTTAGTGTTATTGGGTTTCCTTAAAAGTACCCAGCAATAAATACCGGATGCAGAGATTTGGATTATCTTCCAACCATCTGATAATAGAGTAGTTAGTTTAGTATCATCCTCATCTCTGATACATATTAGTTTATCATTATTCATAATGCCTATATGCTTATTAATTGTAATCTTCTTTTCCTCCTACGGAGAAAAAGTAAATACTCATAGTACTTCTAGTTAACTCTTAATAAGGCTATGGTTAGGATGTTTCTTCCATAGCTTATCTAACAATATTACTTTCAATTCTTGTCTCTGATAATATTGCTTCCTATGCTTACCATGCCTATCTAAATAAGGGCCAGGATAATGAAGGTCATCCAGGTATACTTTCTTTTTCGATTTATCGGTTCTTACCAAACGACCAAGAAACTGAATAGATTTTTCCTGACTATCCATGCTTGCTGCATTAAGTAAATACCTAAGCTTAGGAAAGTTTTTACCTCGAGCAATGATTGTAGTTGATACCAGGATATCTATTTTGCCTTCCCTAAAATCCATCATTATTTGTTGTCTTAACTTAGAGGGAGTATTAACATGCACGTAGGCAATATTATAGGCATCGCCCAGTTTCTTTTTAAAGAACTTATATAGATTTTCACAATGTGCAATATGCTTGCATACTACAAGAGCAGGATATCTACCTTGATTAATATTCCATCGTAATCGATTATAAGCCATGGTCCACGCGGTATTATTTTCGGTAATAGAATCATCATATATCTCCTTATAGGATATACAATCAGATTCCCAATTACCATACCAAGGTTTACCGGGTACCATCTTTACGATAGTTTTAGTTGAGTAACCCTTCTTGATGGAATCCTTAAGTTTAAACTCGGCAATCACTTTACCAAAGAAACATTCAAGGTTCATATTCTTAACTTTATCCTTAGCAAGCTTGCTCATATAAATGGTACCAGATAATCCTATACGAATTCTGGTATTAAATAACCGAGTGATTACATTCTGATATTGCTTACTACCTCCCTGGTCAGCCTCATCCACAAGTACCATGTCTATCTGAGATAATTCTTTTTGATAGAATCTCATGTTCCTCGAAATAGATTGAACCATACCTATAGTAAAGTTACTCCAGTTTAAAACCTTGCCTTGAACAAAAGTGATATCTTCTCCCGGAAGATATTGCTTAAATTCTTCTCTAGCTTGATTTAACCAATCTGAGTCATTAGTTATTAGCAAAGTCTTTAACTGCTTCTTATAGGTTAAATATAAAGACGACATGATAAGTGTTTTACCTGCATTGACAGTGTAATCTAATACACCAATATGGAAAGGGGTATCACCTACTCGATTATTAATCACAGACTTAACTGCTTTCTCTTGCTCTGGCCTTAACTTATACTTACCTATATTCGTAACTACTTTACTGACTTTAGGTAAAGGTTGTCTCATATCTACAACTTTAGGTTTAATCCCCATTTCAATACACATATCGTATACCTTAGGAAGCAAACCTATTTTAAATTGCCCAGTCTTGGTAATGTAATGAATCTTACCATCCCAATTCTGCATACCTCTTTGCCTTGTACGTAAGTAGAAAGCATTTGGATGTCGAATGGCAAACTCATTATAAAGTTTTTGTGCGAACTTAAGAGGTAAGTCGAGTTCGCACAAATTTCCATTCTGAATAATTAGCTTACTCATTTGATAATTACAGTTACACCTTTAGTAGCTTTATCCATACCCATTGCTTCCTTGAGAAGTTTCATATGATGCTCCTCATCCGCAATCAATTTCTCAAGGAAATAATTCACGTCATTATAATCAGAACGTTCACTATATTGAGTAATTGCCCTTTGAATCATTTTATAATGACCAATAGTTTCTATCTCAGAATTCAAAGCAATCTTTAAAGCTTGTTCCCAAGTAGAACCAATCTCAATTGTAGGATTAATATTCATGGTAGAGTAATCCTCGTATGGGTCTGCCCTTTGTAAGAAATCAGATATCTTGTCAAGATGCCTCATCTCTACCAAACCAATACCCAACATCAATTCTGATACCTCCTCGAATCTAGAAGACTGTTGGGTATACATAATAATTGCACTTAGTTCTGAGAACTTGGCATTCTTCCAAATCACATAGAACATATTAACTATCTCATCAGGCCAAGGGTCGATATCCTTAAAATCTGGATAAGTTACCGATTGGTCTGAATACTTGAGGACATCAATAAAGGCATTAGCTGCATCCTCCACTCTGTTTCCGAAAAATTGTAAACCTTTCATATTATTTTCTTATTTTATCCCAAAGACTCCCCTCTACCCGAGGTTCATCTAAGGTTCGTTTATCTTTATTTTTATATAGGTATTTATTATACCTTTCGATAGCCTTATCATTATACATCTGACTTGGTTCTGGTAATCCATTACACCAAGCAAGAGCTTCGAACTGGGCATCCAAAAATTTAAATACATTCCAATCCTTTTCATCCATTAGATTATGAATCCTAAGAAAGTGAACATATTTCTCTGGCTGATGTTCATAAGATTCATAAATACCAGTAACACTAGCAACTCTTTTTATGAATTCATCATGGATGTCTTTGGTAAAGCCTGGGTCCTTATCCCCCTTGAGTTCTATCTCGGCATCTATTTGATTAGTGATGTTGTCCTGCATAGATATTAACCTTTGCATAACATTCCGATAGTCGGTCATCCTCTTTAACCCAGTCTCAATATATTTAATAAAACCTTCTCGAGTATCAAATTTAAAATCTTCACAGAAGGTATTACATATCTCTGCAAGCTTTTTACAATTTGCCCATTCCCGAGAATTACTTTCATTTATTTTACGAACTCCCCTATGCTTTAACTTTATACGAGTTGCATATAAAATATCAGCAACAAGGGCAGCATCCCCCTTAGATGCTAGTAAAATGTTATTAACTCGCTTAGTATTCTTATTATTAGAAACTAAGACTGCTCTATGATTTATTGCCTCCTTTCGAGCAATAACAAAAAAAGCCTCAACTGGGAAGTTATCTACCTCTAGGGTATTTAATATTTCCTCAAACTGAGACTTAGTTATATGGATAGATGGTTCACGCATAAATATATTATTTTATAATATAATAGGAACTCCTTACTCCAAAGAGTTTCTGATTTGAATCAGTTCTTGATAACTTTGATACCTTGTTTGATATACTAGCTTAAGTGTTTGTTTCTTCCCCAAATCATTTACATCAAAACCCTCTGGAAGAAATACTACCTTGACTTTTTTATAAGCTACTAATTTAAGTGCGAGATTAACAGCATAAGACCTGGCATCGGGGTCTAAAAGGATAATATATCTTTGGCATTGGGATTTAAGTAATTCATTGACTTGGTACTGGCTAATAGCTTTACCCATTGTGGCAATTGCTCTATCTCCGAGAGTGAGGGCATTAAGTGCTCCTTCGCAAATGAATACCGACCTGTACATCTCCAATGCGTCATGATTAAAGATGATAAACTGTTTTCCCAAACCGGTGATGTCTTTGTCTGGGTTATTATACCTGGGTCCTTTTCCGATAACATTTCGAGCATTGTAATACCTAAGTTGTCCTCGATAATAAAACGGGATGATAAGGTACCCATATGTCGTGCCCATTGTTCCATATCCGATACCACATCTTGAAAACTTCTCGAGGTTAAAGCCGCGTTTCTTGATATATCCACAAATGCTTTTTGCAAGTTGGCTGTCTCCGAGCGAAATATTTCTAAATCCATCTGGGAGATATACGGGCTTACTTTCGGCAAGTTCGATTTTCTCTTCCTTAAACTGTAGTTCATCAAATTGTCCATTGTTCAAAAAATTAATTAGTTCATGGTACTCAGTAAATCCTTCTATGTCCATTATTAGTTGAGCAGGAGAAGGATGGGCATTACATCTAAAACAATTGGTTCTATACATAGAAAGGTTAACTCCCAACTTCTGTTCTCTCCCGCAATATGGGCAAGTGGGAATGCGTAACCATCCGTGCTTATAATCGAATGCTCCCAATCGTTTAATAAAGTATGTCCTTAGTCTAGATTTAAACGAGTTTGTTATTTTCATATCTTTTCTTCCCGCATATATTACAGTAATACTCTACATGACGTTTCTCATAATACTGGACTTTCCTTCTCCCGCCTTTCTTAGAAAAAATTGCCCTACGAGGTCTCTGTTTAAACTCAGTCCAATGAACTGCTACCCATTCATGATAACCCAACTTACATCTAAATATCTCCAGTAGTTCTTTCCCTTTTCTTAGAATCCGCATCCGGGTTAGTATTCTTTTTAAATTGTTCATCCAACTTACTACCATATACTTCATCATATTGTTTACGTTGTTCCCTTGTAAATTCCGTACATCTTTGCCTTTCGACATCGCATTTGAATAATGCTCTACCGGAAGGAAGACCATCCCTTTGTACTACTATCTCAGCTCGAAGAATATTATCTTTTTCTTCTTGCTCAGTAGAGTTAAGACCCATGATAACCTGGGCATTACGAACAATGGCAATTGAACCAGAGATATCATTCTCATCGTATCTAGTAAGCCTATGCTTTTTACCTTCACGAGTAATGTGATGGGCAGTCCATATAATATCTAAATGTAATTCTTCTGCCAGATTCTGAAGGTCTACGTATACATTAGATATCCTTTCGAAATCTTCTCTATCACCCGCTATTGATGCAAGCTTACCAGCGTAGTCAACCATAAGAACTTTAATATCAATTCCTTGATTACGAAGCTGAATTATCTTTTCCCTTATATAAGTGGTATTAGTAATCATTGCTGGTACACGCTCAACCACTAATTCAACTCCAAACCTTGCAAGTTTCCTTAAATGCTTTGCCTCAAGTTTATCATATTCACCCGAGTATAATTCCTTCTTAGTTTTATTAATACTTGATTGAATGAAACGGTCCATAATTTGTTCTTGACCATTTTCTGTATCAATATATAATACAGACTTCTTCATTCTAAGATAACCTCTTGCAAGATTTACCATGAAGAATGTTTTCTTTGCTTTAGGTTTATCCAATATCACATTAACCGAATGTTCTGGATAACCTCCTGCATTGGTTAAATCATTCAATTGCCTAAATGGGCATGGTAATACTGAAGGTTCTGATTGCCTTCTAAACTGTCTCTCGGTAATATCTCGAATCATATATAGGGGTTCATCCTCTTTCTTAGGTTTACTTTTCTGAAGTACCTTTTCAATCTTCCTCGAATATTCTTCGTATTGTTCGAAGTTATCCAAATCAAAAGAATCATTTAAGTTCTTCATCTCAACATAGGTAGAGAACTGATATATCTTTTCTTTTATGTAATCAGAATCCGATAGTGGTATATGATAGAGATTACTTATTAGTTTATTGATATTAGGTATATCATCCTTAGTTACCAAATCAACGTATGTTTTGGATTCTAGTAACTCTTTTAATACTTCCTTTAAGATATTCTCGGAGGGCATTCTGCCTTGCTTCTTAAAATATTTTGATATACCTTCGAAGATAAGGGAGTGTTCTATGAGAACCAGGTAATTGGATTTAATCCTTTTGAGTACTAATCCCCCTTCCTTATCTTTTAAAACAAACCTGAGTATCTCGAATTGAAACTCAGGAGAAAAACTGAACTTGATGTTGTCTTTAAATTTCTTCATATTTATATTGCAATATTATATAAACTAATAGATTTTGATAGTACCGAGATAGTTCTGAGCATGTTGACATCTATCTAGAAACTACTAATCCACTACCTTAAGCTCCAGATTATTTAATATTATTATTTTATATAAGAAAAAATACTTATATTTGCACAACGAATATTTAATAACATGGGAAAAAGTAAAGGAAATAACGGTTCAGAGCTTCATCGATTAAAACCTATGCAAGAATATGATGAAGCTACTTTCAACAGACTTTATAAAGTCTGTAAGCCAGTAATTAGAAACCTTACCAGACAGATTGATTATAAACGGTTTAATCTTACACCGGATATTATCCAATCTTATTTCTGGGATAAGATGTTATTTGTTTTCAACAAATACTATGGTGAATGTACTGAAGAACATCTTAAAGCAAGAATCCTTGCATCACTTAGTACATTTAAAAACAAATTGCTTCGTTCTGCATACGGAGAACAGGCAGAGTATAATCAAAGCCTCTTTAAACTTGATGACTTATTCGACAATGACAAAGAATTAGAGGATGACAGTGAAGAAGAGAAAGCTAAATCTGAAATGCTCGATATGATGTATACTTATATGAAGGATAAGCTTTCTCCAGATGCCTATCTTTTGTTTGAGGTATTAATTACTCCCCCTCCTTTTATTAAGGAAAGACTCGAAAATAGTACTCGTATCACTAATATAATGCTTATCGAATTTTTTGAAATGCCTAAGACTAACGAATCCATGAGATATATCTCAGAGCTTAGGCAAGATATCCAATATTGGGAAGACCGAGCTAAAGAAGAACTTAAGTATTAACACAAAAGAAAAGGGACGTTTCCCAACGTCCCTTTCCCAAATGAGTGTTTTTAACTATGCAAAACAAAAATTGAAAACAAACAAGTGTTTACTCTTAAACAATACAAATAATACACATGAGTTTTAATACTACTAAATAACTAATAAACAACTTTATGATGATATTTTTTGGATATATCGTAATGTAATAGTCGGTGGCAATTTCTCAATATCCAAAGTTTCTACCGAAGTTTCTTGTAAGAAAGATTCCCCTAATAGATTCCAGCTTACTACGATAGCACCATCCTGAATACCCTTGGTAGGAGTTCCTCTACCGAAATCACCATTCAATCCTGTCTCCCTATTAAAGAAAGATTGAGGACGAACGTTCTCCCAGTTATTAGCATTATCTTGTTTACCTTTAGATACACCAAGAGCATGCCTATGCTTAGGAAGGTCATCACCTTTAATAGAGATTAAGAAATTACCCTTAGTTGGTGTATAGTAATCTCCAACATTCTGTAACATTACTTCATCCCCAATTTGAACACCTCCAGCTTGGTAACCAATAACTATTCTACCAGCTGCCTTAGTATATTCTGCCCAACCATCGGGTATTACATCGGTTTCCCAAAGAATAATAGAACCGATTGGTAAGTTAGCAGTACTCAGAGATTCAGAGAATTCTTTTCTGATAGCCTCAATTTGACTATCAATGTATTGCTTGATATTTAACTTAGTACCCGATTCATCTACTACTGGAAAGCCTGAATTTATCTGTTCTACTCTTTTCACTGATTCTTTCATCATACTCTGGGCAGCAGTAGTATAAGGGATTTCTTGGAACTTACCCTGATAGGGTACGATAGCAAAGTTCTCATTTCGTTTAGTCATTGCATCAGTACCCTTACCATATACTCCGATAAGAACAACCGAAGTTTTATTATTAGAGTAATAAGGGCAAGCACTCTCTACCAGCTCTAGAAGATTGCTATAGGTCATATCGTAATTAGAATATACATCATTATTAATGATATCCGGTGTACGATTCTCTTCGGCAATCGGATAATAAATATCCAGAGACTTTTTAAACAAGGTGTAGAAGCTTTCGGAGGATTCATTCCAATAAGCTACAAAGTCTACTGGATTATCTACTGGTTCAGAAATAGTAGTATGTACTGCAAAGAGTAATACTTCTTCTGTTGAACCTTGGGTACCTTGGATGTTCTCAATAGTAATCGTTTGTTCATCGGATATAAATACATACCCATCTCTTGAAATACATCCAAAGTTCACGTCTGGCAATTCTCCATCTTCCGAAGCCTTTGCCATATACCTTGCCATAATCCTATCCTTGATTACATTGGCATACTTACTTCCAGCAACTCCCTGAGGAGATACCACTAACTTGTTACCATTTATGGTAGCCGAGCCAAATCCACAGAATGGCCCTAAACCAGAAGGAGCAGCAATTGCCTCTGCTGCTTCCTTTGATTTAATAATACCTTCATACTTAAAGTACGTCTTCATTGTCCTTAGTATTTTTAAATTGATTCTTTTGTTCTGACATATCTTTAAATGCTTCACCTACATCCTTGAACTTGAGGGTTAACAATTTAAAGAGTATTCTCCATATACTGTACCGTTTCTTAATACCATGTATTTCACAGATGTGTCCATATATACTATCCACTTCGAAACAGTAGCATATTACCATAACCGTTATTGATATCACTATTGGGTTCATCCCATATGGTTCTCCAATAGCTTTACCAAGTACAGCACCAAGTAGAACATAGCAGATATAGTCTACTATCTTGTTTAGAGTTCTTCTTCCAGCTCTAGATTTTCGAATTTCGATTTTCTGTAACCTACTTGCAGATAACCCAAACCATAAGTCTGATAGGATTAGAATTATTGCAAGGATTATCATCCATCTCAAATCATACAAGATTTGTGTACACTCTCCCAATATACCCACAGTGAATGTCTTGAATAAAGACTGAGTTGTGGTTTCTGTTATTCTATCGATTGTTGAATTTATCATTGTTCTACTATTTGCCAAGATTGATTACTGTAAGTTGTAATGGTAAATGTTTTCTCTGAGAGGTCATCATGTTCCCATTCTAACTTTTGAGGACTAACGCTTAAGAGGTCTGCATCTACTACGGTGAACTTAGTTCTCTTCGAAGTATCTACCACTGATTCGAATATATACTCTCCAGCTTGTGCAGTTACAAACTCATAACCAGCACCACCTGCATCATAAGTAGTTACTTTACCAACTTCCCTTATTCGACTATCGAAATCAGGTTTATTAGAAGTACACTTGATTAAAGTAGATACTTGTTTAACATTCCCCTTTAGTTCTGCATAAGTAGGAGTACAAGAAATCTCTATGATTGTAGGATAATCTTCCAGTATTACTTGACATCTTAATGAAGAACCATCATCTGCCACAAAGGTATAAGTCCCAGCCTTGGTAAGAACAATTTCCTCATCAAGGTTATAGGTTTCCCCGTTCTCATCACAGGTAGCAGTACCACTTACATTGACCCCATTTTTCATTTCCTCAAGATGGAACTTACAAGCAGACTTCTCATCCAGTAATTGGTATACTGCATAAGTATCATCTATCTGGTCTTCTGGTAATGCCCAGTTGGGTTCTTTCCAATGACTGTCTGTAGCATCCGAAGGTACTATCTTTAACTTGTTCTGATATACTACTGGAGAGTTATTAACTACCAGAGTAGTCTTAGCAGTAGGATAAACTACTGACTGGAAGGTATAAGTCCCTGCCCTATTTGCAGTATATACATATCCATTCTGAGCATCAAAGGTTTCCTCAGTTTCAATTACCCTTACTCTGTAATCATTCCCATTACCAGAAATACGTTGTATCTTTACTGTAGCTTTTGCAGAGCCATTGAATAATGTGACTGTTGGTGGGCTAACAGTAATTCGATATACTGCAGTCTTACCAGATACTACTTCGAATATACCTACACCTTCATCGGTTTCCCTTTTATCCAGTGTACATTTAAACTTATAAGTACCATAACTATTAGCAGTAAACTTATCACCGTTCTTAAACAACTTGGTATCACCGATTAACCTACAGTATAGTTCACCAGTAAATGATTCTGGGTAATTCGATTCGATGGTAAGAGTGGTAGTAGCATCCTTGATACTTTGCTTATCCCCAACTCTAAATTCAGAAGGTGTACATCTTACCTTATATGTAATCTCTTCTCGAGTTACAACAAATGAAGTTTGCTTTACTGGGAACTCTACAATCTCAAAGATGTAGGTACCAGGCTCTGAAAATTCCCAAGTTGAGCCAGAGACTTTCACTATATCAGTACCGGATAATCGTACATTACAAGTTTTCACGGTACCCTTATAGGATACGTTTGCCCTTACTACTGTACTTACTTTTAGGTTAGTAGGAGTTATCTTTCCAGTAATAGGGTCACAAGTAATAGAATATACTCGATTATAAGATTCTTGATTAACCGTGATTTGAGTTACCTTAGTAGGGTCTCCCACACTTCTAAAATAATAAGTACCTGCTCTGGGTATATTAAAAATGGAACCACTTTCGTGTTTAGTGTAACCCCAATTTATATTATCACTGGATATCTGATATCTTAGGTCAGCATTTATCCAATCTGAAGTTACAGTTACCTTTACCGGTACTTCATATACCTCTGAAGTAATAAGATTGGGTTGGTCCGGATTTACTAACTCAGCTTTAATTGTATACCCATCATTTACGGTAAACCCATATTGAATATCGAAAGATACATGATAGGGTATGAATCTTTTAAAGAAAGCCTCTACGGCTTCTCTAAATTTTCTGAAAGCTGCCGAGTTCGAAGTATATCCATGACCGGTAAGTCTAAAGGTTACCGGTATACATTGAGAACAATCGAAAGTATTATCATAGGTATACTTATCGTCATAATGGTAATACTGGTCAAAGTGCGGATTACCTTTTACCCAACCATCATAACTATCAGCCTTTGCAGGGTCAGTTACTACGCAGGTTAACCCATACAGCCTCATCATTATTTCGAAGAACTCAGAGGTACCTCTTATTTTAAAAAGAGATATCGAATACTTCAGGATGTTTCTTACTTGAGTACTGGTTAAAGTAAAGGGTCCCTCCTTTGGTATTATCCAAAGCTTAGATAACTCTTGGAGTTTAGCATCGGAGTAGAACCCATTAAAGTACTCTGCCCATTTCTGTGCATCTATAGTGTTCCCATAAGCAAAGGGCATTTCTCCGAGGAATTGCCAAAGGAAATTGAGATACATATCCGGAGCCTTATCTATATCAATAATGTCTAAGATATTCTCAATATCCTTTGTAATGTAATCTTCAAAATGCTCTCCACAAATTTCTAGAAACCTCTCTAAGATGCCTTTGCCATTTACCTTATAGGTATCTTGAGCTTTATACTCGAATGGCAAAAAGTCGATTAGATTTTTGAGGTTTATCATTATACAATTTCTTTTACGGTTAAAGTCAATTGTGAAGCGTTTTCAAATACTGGTAAATTAAAACCGGGGTCTTCATAGTCATGGTTAGGTTCTGATACCGTAATAGAATATCTGTAACCAGACTGATAGCTATTGTTCTGAATATCCAAAGAGAAGTCAAAACCATTAGCCTTATCTATTACCTGTATAGAATTACCTACAGTACCAGTAGCCATATACCCATTTGATACAGAACGTACAGTAAAAGTAGTGGATGAATTGAAGGTAATATAGTAAGTCATAGACCCTTTAGCCTTATTCAATTTAAACTGACCCAAGTTCAATTCTTTATTACCATAGATGGTAGTAGGCCAAGGTTTAATATAGAACTTAGTAAGGTGAAGGTAATCTACTGTTGATAAGTTATCTATTAAGGCATAGATATCTGATAACCTTACGCTTCCTCCTATCTGAGCTTGCTCTGGAGAATAGGCATTGTATAATGCTGTAAGAATTTGAGTTTGTATCTCGGGAGTCTTATAAGACTTCTTACCAGTAACTCCCATCTCTAGAATAATCTGAACCTTACCTGCAGATTTAACCTTTAACCATGTGGTCATAGGAGCTCTTTGAGATAATAGATTGTATACCCTATTGATTAATTCAGAAGAAGCAACAGCTCCACCATCGGGGCTAATATATACTGTAAGCTTTCTACCGCATTCATAATCGGCTTTAGCTTTGTTTACCCCATCAACCAACATGGCCAAACTTTCGAAATCCTCTTTGGTAATTGCTACTCCCAAAGTCTTTACACTCAAAGGTATATGTTCTTTGAGCATTGTAAAGTTTTCATAGTTTGAACCACCTCCGGCATCGTAAGCATTACTTACGGTAGCATCAGTAATTGAAGAAGAGATTACTGAAGGTACAGAAGTAATAGTATTACTCTTTACATTACCCTGAGTACCATTGGTTAAGTAGAATACCACATTGGTTATTTTTGCTCCTGCTGCAGGCTTCTTACCAAAGGTACCATCCCCAAACATTATATAAGGATTAAGTGCCTCATCTACTGAAACCATAAAGTGTTTGTCTGTAGGTTTGGATTTTGCAAATGTATCTACTAATACCCAAGTTTCCCCACCTATCTGCAATGACATAGAACCTTGTTCATAATACTTACCATTGGGTAGAGTACCCAGATGAATTATAACTCTATCTCCAGTAGGTATTACCATATTATTTAAAGCACTTGCAGTATACTTCTCGTGTTGAACTATAGGTACTTTACAAGTAGTTACATTCGAATACCAAATTACATCTCTAGCAGATAACCAAGAATTACCACTGGAATCTGTAAACAGAGTACCATGAGGTATAGTTAATTTAGCACCAATAGAATTACCCGTAATGCTTCTGGATAAGATTACATCTACGGTAGCTGCAATCGCTGCCCGAGCATGGTAATCTACCAATGCCCCATGTTTAACTACCGAATCATACCTCCTTGCAGTAGATAGGAAAGTTTCCCTTGCCATGTTATCTACGTAGTAATGAAGTACTTCGGCAATTGCCGCAAACAATGAGAGGATAATAATTAAGATATTCCCCTCCGAATAATCCGTTATGAGTTTCTGACCTTGAGGGTCTTTGAGTCCCATAAGGGATTCAACCAGCTTGGCCTTAATCTGTTGATAAGACCTCTGGTATGGGTTAAGCCATTTATTTGTGATTCCCATATTATTGTGTATTTAATGAATTATCCGAACTGTCATAGGTGATATCGAGGTACTGACTAGAATTTGTTCCATTTACTACATATGTTACTTCTATGTGTATTTTTGCATCAACTCTAGTAACGGTGATATTTTGGAAGGTTATCCTTTGTTCCCAAGCACCTATGGCTTGTTTTAAAAACTCTTTAATTATAAAACTTAGGGCTTGTGAGTTTGGCTCCTCAATACATTGCCATAATTTACTACCAAAGTTTTCCTGTCGAAATCTCTGGCCTATCATGTAGTATAATATTGAACTTATATTATCTCTGATAAGTTTAAAATCCCCATTTACTGGGTACCAACCTCTTTCACCCTTTTCATTAGTTGTAAGTTGGATAGGATAAGTTACACCTATACCAACTAAGTCTGTAAAATAATTCTTTTCCATTAGTGTATGCAGGTTTTATCCTCATAATCGTCTACAACGAATTGTGAGAAAGGTTTAGTTGCTTGAGTTAGAGTTGGACCTGAAGAACCTGGTCCAGTAGTTACACCTGAGTGTACATGAGAATTGAACATACTGCGAAGTTGTTCTAGTTCTTGGATAGTTTGATTTAGTTTTTCGGTTAATTGAAAAATATTGATTACTCCACCATTTTCTCCAGTATTAAGTATCACTGAATCGCCAGAAGATACATTTATATCTCCCTCGGCATTTATTACTATCTCTTTCTCCGAACGAACATTTACAGGCCCATTGAAATGTAAATTGAGTTCTCCGTTATCATCATCTATGACTATTAGGTTTCCTTCAGGAGTAACTATCCCCATTTTATTAGGACCATCTAATGGTTGAGGTATTTGGCTCATTCCCCAACCATGGTATTCCCAGAGTGGTTTAGTTGGATCTCCAAATTCAAAAGTAACAAATACCGTATCTCCCACTTTAGGAGCTAAGAATTTAAAACCTGAACTAATTGAACCATGTTGTCCTTTAGGATATGCCCAAGCAAATACTCCCCCCATTACCTCTGGAACACATACCTTTACTCTATTCATATGTTTCTCTACATCGTCATTATCAATAACAATGCCTCGATAAACAGAGTAATACCGACCAAGACCCTCTAAGCCTTCGTCGGTTATTATCTTTGCTGTTTCGTAACTCATACCCTTATTTTTCTACATAGATTTGACTTGCTATTCGCTTATGCCTTTTAGCTATGTCTCGGTATACTCGATTAGCTATGGCCATATAATTAAACTTAACCTCATAATCTTCAGGCACTTGGATTTGTTTAACTGATACCTTGCCCGGGATTAACTTACCCTTAGAGGTAACCGTATTACCTGTAGATAATACTATACCCTCTGCCAAGGCTTGAGGATTATCGGCATTTACTTCAGTATAATAAGCCTTCTTTCGAATAAACTCAGCTTGACCCTTGATATCAATTATGTCCCCCTTATCATTCAAGAAATGCTCATTGTAATATACCTTCTCATTATAAGTAAAGTTAAGATTAAGATTCTGAGAAGTACTTAGGGCTTTTTTATCTTGCCCCTTTTTAGTTTTAGCATTAGCTTTAGCATCATTAGCTACGATGTTTTGAGTAGATAAATCAGTTTTAGAAGTTACAGAGCCAGACTTGGAATTGTTCTTTACTAATTCCATATTAGTTATATACCCTTGACCGGCATCCATAGAATGAGTACACTGTTTTATATACCAAAGCCCTGACCAACGTTTCCCTACATTATCTATTCGGATTATTTGGGAAGTTGCTAGCATAGGTCTACCCACTACCTGAAGTTGACATACTAACCTTTTCTCAGTTTGCTTTAAACCACCATTGGCATTAGCATTAGCTGCCCAAGCATACTTATCGGCACCACCGTATCTACTAAATAAATTATGGTAAAGTTTATAAAGAGGTACCTTGAGATTTACCCTTTTCATATGTCTTACCTTAACCCTCTTACCATATTGACCTTGACCATAACCCTTAGTAGTATCAACTTCCATATCGGATAATACTTCAGTATAGGGGTCTTTCTTTAAAGCTTCGAAACCTCTCTCTGAAGCAGGTAATATTCCAGCTTGAAAATTGATACCAGAAGCTATACCCGCTCCTGCTTGTTTAGAGGTATAACCCTCTGGGTCATAATCTAAGGGGTCTACATACTCTTCTACCATAAATTCCATACCATCTTCATCTTCGAAAAGATACATTTCGCATTCTAATAGCTTCTTAAGATTAGCTTCTAACTCTTTACCATTTTTAGAATTTTTTAGTACTTGCTTAAGGGCATTCTTCTTATCATCAGGTAACTCGTTGGCTGCTTGATTAATGGTAGCTCGTATTTCTTCGGTAGACATTTCATCAAATCTCCTTTGCTTACCTGCTTCATAAGCACCTACTGGACCCACTGCTTCATACTCTTCTACTCTCTTTTTATATTCTGCAGTTTTTTCCATGTTATACTGAAGCTGAGTGTCCCAAGCATCCATTACCTCTGTAGGAGTAGTAGGATGACTTCTATAATCTTCAAACCCATTGCCAGTAATATTAGACACCATAAGGTTATCTACCTGAGCCACAGGAGGTCTTAAAGCTAATGGAGGTTTATCCTCTGGCTCATTTATATTAGTTGATAATACCGATAAATCTTTACTATCTGGGTCTAGAGATGGAGCTAATACTGCTTTAACTCTTTTAGTTATTTTCTGAGTAGCAAAAGATACTCTAAGTACTTCCCCATTCTCTCCTTGATATGTATAAGTACATACCGGTTCTTCATGGAATTTCCGATTATGTATATAGATAACACCATCCCTTGAATCCACATACCATGGCCCATTAGTATACCCTTTCATCTTCTGTTCTAATTGAACTAAGACGTTCTTGCCCACTAACCCAAAGTCACTATCAATTAAAGCTTTCAAGTCTTCTGGCATAGCTACTTCTGCTACTCCACTGTATTTGTTAGCATAGAGTACTTTACCAGTAGTAGTACGGGTACTCTCTGTGGGTACCTGTAGTGACTCGTATACTTTATTACTTATTATCTGTTGTTCCATTACTGAAATATTTCTATGATTACACCAGTAGCATTCCCACAACCATTGTCTAAATAGGTAGATAATTTATAACCTTCCATGTCCGAATGAACATAAGCAGGCTGATATCTTAAATCCCCTGAAGAATCAATGCACTTAATAGTTACATGAGTACCTGTAGAATCGAATACGGCTTCGAACTCTCTTACCTTAATTATTTTTATGGGCCCAGATATAAATTGGCCATCAGGGTATATATATCCCCATTGAAGACAAATGTTTTGGTTCTCTTGAATCTCGGCAATATCTACAGTATCAGGATTACCCGTATCGAAAGTAATGGTAGCCAAGTTTTCTTTTTCTTCATCATATCTATAACTCCAGGTACTTATATACGCTCCAAGGGGTATACCTGTAATGGGATTCATTATAGGCATACCTCCAAAATTGAAAAGGGCCAAATAAGGTTGACCCATTCCATTATATAATATAGGTTTCTGTTTAGCTGCCATAAGTCGGTATTCTTATTAGAGTTCCCATTTCTAATTCCTTAAAAGGATTCAGTATCTTATTAGCTTCAGCTATAATGTACCACTTACCAGAATCACCATAGTACCTGAAAGCAATGTTCTGCAAGGTTTCCCCATCTTTAACGGTATGTTGAATATCGTTAGAGGATTCCGGTACTACTGGAGGTTTAGCTTCTAAGGAATAATCCCCATCGTTATACTTCAGAGCATAGGCATTATTATATGGGCTAGCCCCCTTTAGATATTGGTTAACATCAATCATATTTAATACCCCCCGTCTTTTTAAGTGAATCAGAATTTATAAAATCTCCATAGGATAAGTTATATGCACTTACTCTCTTGAAAATTAATTCTTGAGTTGCTGCTGCAGGCAATAACCTACCATTACCAAAAGTAGCTGGCTTTCCGGGTACCCTTACTCTATAACCATTCTGGAAGTTCTTCAGAGTATAAGTTGCTGAAGTAAGAATGTAGTTGTGATTATCAAATATACCGGAATCCCCCCACTCAATCTTAACAATCGGAGGAGCAGCCTGGTAACCATTAGATTTAGACCATGCTTCTAATAACCTACATTTATTGATTACCTCTTCAGGATTTTCTGGGTCATTACAGTACCAAGATACATTGAATTGAATGATGTCTTCAGCACCAGTAAAGTGATACATTGGTACATTGCGGCCCATTGATTTAATGGTTGCCCATGTAGTTTCTCCCCTAAAGTCCAATTCTGGAGGTCTATTCTGTAGGGTAATATATTGAGTAGGGTTAACAGTCATGTTATATATCCTTACCTCATTCTGATATATAACCTCTGCTTTAGCCTCAAAGTTTCTGTAATTAGTGGTATTCTTATTCCCTTTTGCTGGGTCTACTCCTTCACCTTCTTCTAATCTCGGAAATTGTAATTCCATTCTCCATTTAGCTTGGAGCTGTTTATTTATAACTGGGTTCTTAGAGGATATCTGAGCTTCTCCCATTACCCCATTTGGAGTATAGAGTTTACCCTTTGGAGCATCATCTTTCGGGAGAGGTGAAGTAACTCGGTTAAGTAATATCCGAGCTCTCCATAGCTTATTTAAGGGACCAGTAAGAACACCTGCCGTATCTCTTGTAAGGTCATTGTATTTTTCAACAACCTTACCTGCTGCTTTATTTAATACTCTAGCCATAGTGTTTTAGTTTTATATTCCCATTACAAATGCAGCTCCAGTAAAATCTTGTTGAGAACCTGGAGCATAATCTCCAACTGCTTGACCATCTACTGAGATATTGATACGAGAATCTCTCATACCTTCTTTAATAGCTAACCTAACAGCATTAATAAATCTCTCTTCATTCTGGGCTCTAATGGTAGTTGGGTCTTCTTTCTCTTTATTCTGAGCTTCAGTATTCCTATCTACTGAATTACTAAGGTAACTAATACCCTCAATTAATAAAGGAAGACCTACAGTAATTGCTAATCCCCAGGGTCCACCGAGTAATCCCATAAGTCTACCACCTATAGAGGTTAAACCTTTTATAGCACCTTGCCTAGCCACTTGACTACCAACTTGGGCACCTGCTCCAGCTAAAGCCCCTCCAGCTAAATTACCCGCCATAGTAGTTGCTAATGGTACTCCAGGATTTGGTGTCTTAACATATCTTCCGGTTTTAGTGTTATAAAATCTACCAGCAGAATTCATACCAATACCGCTTGACATCATTTGGAGTTGAACCATGGTTCTCATAAGGTTAACCATCCTTACCATGTGTGCTTCCATAATGGCAAACTGAGTATTAGTTTTTATTGCTGCAGCAGACATACCTTCAGTAGAAGCAGTAGCAATAGTCTGTAAATACCCAACAGACCTAATAATACCTCTTACAGTATTAAATCCTGCAACAATAGTACCTACTACTACTGCAGTAGCTCCTACCCTAAGACCAAAACCTCCAACCCAAGTTTCTGAAATAGAATTAATTACTTTGATTATAGAGTTACCCACATTTAGTACTGGGGTAAAGATTCTACCCAAAGCCGCACCTGCCGTAACGGTTAAGTTCTCTAAACTTGATTCGAATTGGTCAATTACACCTGCATCGGTTTTAAGACGTTCTTCATTAAGTCGGTTTACTGCTCCCATGTTTTGGTCATAGGTAGCAAGTATCTTACCCATCTTATCTCTACCAGAAGCAATATCCCTAAGTACGGGGAGCATACCACGATTACCACGAACTCCAAAGATATTGAAGAAAGTTGGTGTTTCAATTCGTGAAGGTAAATCTACTGCAGCCTTAGCAAACTTCTGATAGATAGTATAAAGGTCTATAAGATTACCCTGAGCATCGAAGAATTCATCTGGACTTAAGCCTAGATCTGCTAAAGCGTTATAGCCTTTCTTTTTTTGGTTAACAAGAGAGAGCTGTAAGTAACGAATCATATTGGCCAGTGAGGTACCTGCCATAGAACCCTGTATACCCATATCACCCAATACACCAATAGCAGCAGCCGTTTGCCGAAGGTCTACTCCAGCAGTTGCCATATCTGCTCCTGCATAAGATATGGACTGGGCTAAGTCTGTTAAAGATATATTTGCATTAGTAACTGCAGTATATAAATCATCGGTTACTCTAGCGGCTTCTCCCATTGGGATTTGGTACATTGACATGATATTGGTCATCAAGTCAGCTACACCACCTTTCTGTCCCACTGGCATTGTAAAGATTGAAGCCAGCTTAGATGCTGGCCCAATCATTTCTTTAATAGCATCGAATTTATTACCCGCCATAGCCAGATATCTTTGTCCTGATGCAACATCCGAAGCAGTAAGAGGAGTTATCTCATTGACATCTTTTGCCAATTGTAACATTTCTCTTTGTTCTGCAATGGTAGCACCAGCAATTTTCGAAGCAGTCCAAACTTCATTCTGAACACCCGCAGAGTATTTATAGGCCCTTGCCATTCCCCCTACGAGCTGCATTCCGAAGTCCATTGTATTGGAAGCTGACATCTGTATACCTCTATTCCAGGTATTCATATCATTCATCATTGTTCTGAATGACCCCGATATCTTGCCAGCTTCTTGAGAGAATCGGTCTTTTAAAACCATGGCAACACCGACCTCTACTATACTCCTACTGGTATTCATAATTTACTTTCTTTTCTTTAATTGTTTATAATATTGCTCGGCCATTTCCTTGAATATTTTCCTTATTCGGTACGGAAGACGTAAAAAGCCGAAATAGTCTAAGGCTATCTCGGCTCGGGTGATATAAACAAAATCACTTTCTAACATTACTCTTCCGTCAGGTAGAAAAAATTTGGTGCCCAAACTATAGGATAAGTTCTTTCTTCTCCGGTGGTTGGATTAGTGATATGGGATTCACCTTTGAAGATAGGGTCCATAGATAAGATATGCTTTCTCATCTCAGCCATATCCTTTGCAGTAAACGGAGTAAAGTTTTCTACCTTCTCCCAACTACCATCAACCTCTAAGTGAAGATTACGGCAAAGAAGAGGAGCATTCTTAGTTTGTTTATCCAAAGGCAACTTCATGAACTCTTGTTCTCCCTTACCAGTCATACAATCGAATTTAATTCTCTTGCCAGATGAAAGAGTGTATTCATGGTCTACCAATCTAACTCCCTCTGGATAATAAGGGATAGCATCTGGCTTCTGATTTAAATCCTCTACAGTTGGAGTAGTACCGTAATCGAAAAGGAACTCATGAAGGTCTTGGCCATAAGTAACTTTACCTCCATTCTCTTTGCCCCAATCATATTCAAATTCTACCTCATCCCCCAAAGAGAAGATACGAGAATTAAAGATAATAGCATAACGGTCATTGACTGGTAAGTTAAGGGCATCATCTACGGTTAATTTCCCATTAGGGGTAGCCGTAGTTCTAATTACAATTGCTGCAATGAACTTGGTAAGGTTCATCAAAGTCTTCATGTCTGAAAGGTTACTGAGGATATCTTCATCAGCACCATTCTGTTCTCTGATTTCATATTCGAAACCAGAAGGTCCGGTAAATCTAAATGTTCTAAATTCCATAATTTGATATATTTAATGTTTACAAATGTTCATAGTACTCCGTATAACAACAAGAAAGGGGTGAGCTCCTATCACAGGAATCCCACCCCTCCACCGAATCTTAGTGAAAATAGACTAAGGAATTAGTATTTATCTGCAGTACCAACTGAGAACTCTATGGACTCAATGGTATTCTCTGAAGCCATTCTGTCCAAGTCTAAGCCGGTAATCTTACATGGCCATACCTCTTCGAAGACGTGGGTATTAAGAACCGAGACTCCATCTTCGGCAAGTTCATTTACAATAGCCGTTTCCCAATATTGGCTTGGTACCAAACCTCCACCAACTATGTGGTCTTGGCAAGCATAAAGCCAATCATGAAGCCATGTGTCTGAACCTGCAGTAGTCATAAGTTTCTCTACAATAAGATTACCTATAGTAACCCTACCTGCAGTTTTAACGTCTCTATTGACGTCCCCATGAGCAACCTGGTCAATTTCAATATCTGGCAAAGTACAACTTTGGAATAGATAAGTATTGATAGGGTGTTTGGGGAACATGATGCTCCACAAGAATTTCTTCCGTGGGTTTTTTACTTTTGCTCCCATTGTGTTATGAGTTTATAAGTTATTACTTGTTTCTACGATTGATACTGCCTTAGAAGCTGCATCGATTACAATCTCCATAGTTACCTCTTGCATAGGAACTACATCCTTATACTTAAGGATAGCACGGTACTTACCCTGACGAGCATCTGCTTCGTTATTAACCGAAAGGTCATCCCAAGAAGTTGCATCTTGGTCACCCATCCAGGTATACTCGGTCATAGCATCTTCGTCTACCAAAGAATCCAAGGTAGGTTTAACCTCCAACCAGATTCTCTTCCAAGTACTCCAAACGTTTGGTTCTTCGATATACTTGTTGAGTACCGGGCGAAGGAACTTCTTCAGATAGAGATTCAATCTTACAATTGAAAGGAATCTTTCAGAATCCTGTTTCACTTGAGAAGAGAAGCAATGCCATAGCATGGTTTGCTTACCTGCATCTGGAGTATCTTTGATTACCATCTCATTGATATAATTCTGAGCAAGGGTGTTCAGTTCGTTATATCGAGAAGGAGAACCATAGTTAGGGCATACTGGACCAACGGCATCCCCAATAACTCCTCGGTTCATACCTGCAAAGGATTTCCAAGGACCATATTGAGTAGCAGAGGCATCTCCCAAACCAACAATAGTACCCACTACATCGGAATCCTGAAGATTACCATTTTCGTTGTAGTACTTAAGTCCACCACCAAAGTAGGCAATGTACTTAGAGTTACCTACAGTACCAAGGCAAGTCTGTACCCAAGTAACCTGAGCTTTGTAATCTCTTGCCTGAGTACCTTGAGTATAATGGGTTAAGTGTTTGGGAACTTCGATATACAGTACCCATTCCATCAGTTCTTTTGCCATATCAGCAGCAGCCTTGTATACTTTGAGTACCTCTGAATCTTGTTCCAAGTGTTGAGAGATATGTGAAATAAACAATTGGTAGAAGTCTGTGTAGTCTCTTACCAAGTCCAGTGAAGCAATCCATTCTTCGGCAGTTGGAGTGGAACCTGCACTACCGATAGTACCATTAAACAGTTTCTCTGTTTCGGAGGGTGCAGCATCTCCCACGGTAATAGTGATAGCATTCTTAGTACCATCGATATCATCGGTAAGCCACTTAATTAGGTTTTCAAAAGAGGAACCTGCAGTAATTACCGGCTTAATATATTCCGAGTTCTTAGCAAATGCACTAAGAGCAAGGTAATCTACCGAAGTATTATTGTTATCATCGGCAGTTTTGTAGGTTATTACTGGACCCTGTTCAAGTACTTGCCCATTAGCCGAATAGATTTTATAATACAAGGTATTAGCTTGCTTATAAAAACCAACCTGGAAAGTATCTGCACTACCAATGGGATCTCCATATCCCTTGGTTACTAATCCAAAACTATAGGTAGTACTACCTGATTTGAAAGTAATCAGAGCAGAGGGTTTAGCCGAGTCGGGTACAGCAGAAGCAACTGAAATCCCATCTTCTGAATCTTTAGCTTTTCTTGCCGCAGCCGAAGAAGCAGTTACTGTACCTTGAGTAGCTCCCTTGCCAAGTACTCGAATAACACGAAGCTTAGAACCACCCTGCAAAGCCTTTTCGATATTTGATACAGAACCATCGGGTACAATTTCAGAACCATAGATTCTTTGGAACTGAGGGAATGTAGAGATGATTTCTGATGGGTCATCATAAGGGCCCTTAGTAGTTCTAGCCAATACACAAGAAACTCCTAACATAGGAGTAGTTTGAAGAACATTGTTGTTCTTAAACTTAAAATCAACATGAGGTGAAGTTGGCATAATTCTATTGTGATTAAAGTTAATTACTCGTTTAATTTATACCCTAGAGTATTGTACCTATACCTTAGGTACTTTTAACTCTAACATTTCATTTTCGTTTTGTTCTAACAAACCAATGAGAACTGATATATCCTGGATAGGTGTAAGTATACCTTCTTCCAGGGGTTTTTCTGGAAGAATACCATCTTTACATATATAAGTATATACCTTCTCAAGTATACCATGTTCTACATCTGGATGGTCATAATAATTACCAATCTCAATGAATAGGTTTCCGGTGGGAGCAAGCCTGCCCTTTTCCCATTCCTCTAAGTCATTGAAGTATGGTCTCACGTATCCTCTAGCAGGTAAGCCAGTATATAAGATTGTATGTAGCAACCTCATATCGGCTTGTGTTTGAGAAACTAGATGTACATCTATAGTAATATCTTTTGTTTCATAAGGAAACTCTGAAGCTTGGTAATTACCATCCTCAAGTTTATCACCAATGATGTATTTATTCACACCAATATCTCCAGCATAATAACCCTGTAGTTCTATGGTTATTCTTGGGAGAGTCTTTGGGCCTTTTACTTGATTATTCCCTATACCAAAAAGTGGTATAAACTTCTTCATACCTTTGATTGCCTCTTGAAATCTTTTTTCGTTTTCTTGAGACAAAGGTAAGAAGTCTTCTGGGTTTAAGGTAAGACCCATTTCTAACATTGTACTAAGTAGAGAGATATAAAAAGTTCTTTCTACTATTTCTTCTGAGTTTACCATTAAAGTCCTAATCTAATATTTAACTGAACACTTTGATTGCCATTGTCATTAATATACCCATTATAAGTTACCTGAATACCTCCAAAACCATTCATTATGGTTTGTAAATGACCAACACAATTTAATTCACTAACCCATTGAGTAGCAATATTTGAAGGATAATCGGTAAGCCATACTTTAAAGGGTATTGGTTCAGAACCAATACCTCCAGGGAATTGACCCTCTATTGTCTTACTTATATCGGTTATCTTAAATTGTTTTACAAATTTAGCAACTTGAATACCGTTGATAAGGTAATACCGATAACCCTTTACATTACTAATCTGAGCAGTACTAGTATTTTGACCAAGGTTTGGGAATGGTATATTCGGGGTTGGTTCAAAGCCATACTTAGTAGTTCTAGTACCTGGAGATTGAGTTATATTTAAAACTATCTCTGGGTTAGGTTCTTGCTGTGAGATAATCTTAACCGTAGTAGTTCTTTCTAATGGGTCATAGTTACTTGGGTTGTGATCTTGATTAGTAGATTTAGTTTTGATAATAAGCTTACCTGCAGCATTAGCTTCCCCAATTTCTTGGGTTACCTCTAACCAATCGGATGAGCTTTCTAATTTCCAATCTACAGCACGGTATTCATCTTGAGGCTCATTATTTATAAACTTCTGTTGGTAACTATATACCCCTATTTCTAGAGTCTCACCCTTTTTAGTACCATCGAAAGTATGGGAAGTAGTTTCCGGAGTGATACTAAAATAAGTTCCCCAGGTCTCTACTATTTTAGGAGCAGCCTTTTGTATCAGAGTTACTTCCCTTTCTACACCCTGAACTACTACCTTGAGGACCTGCTCTTTTAAGGTCTGTTCTGTATTTACTGCTTTCGGTTTTACACGAATGGTAGCAGTACCAGTTCCTGATAGTGAAGATATTTCAAAATCTACTGCCATTATATAATCCTCCTTATTTCTTTTCTAACTTCATTACGTATTTCCTTTTGTAAGGCAGCTTTTCCACCAGCAGCCTTAAATGCAGGAGCCCAGAGAGGACGAGGTGGTAAATTACCATCTCTACTACCATACTCTAACATGATAGCTATCTGATTCAAAGTTTTTCTTGAAGTCTTACCAGTATAAGTAATCTTCTTGATTCCAATTGGTAAACCAACGAAAGTTCTTTTCTTACCCTTTACTAAGGTAACTGACCTGGCATATTGTCCAGTAAGATTTAGCATGGTATGGTCTCCATATTTCTTTATGGTACCAGGAGCATGTGGTGGCCAAGATACTCCGGAACCCCTTGGAGGTACACCAGTATTCAAACTTCGTCTTACTATACGAAGAAGTTGATTACCAAACTTTTCTGTACCTTTCGCATAGCCTTCGGTTAAGATACTTGGAGTTTTGGCAATCAACCTTTCTGCACGAGCTTGTTCTCGTTTATCTACGTATATTTCTAGAGGGCCAACTGGAGTCGATAGTGTAATATTAACCGACTTACTTGGCATAATTCTTACTGTTGTTTAGGTTTATCCAATCCCAGCTCCTGAGCAATTCTCTGTAACAGAGTCTCTTGAGTGGATATTCGTTGGTCCATGTATTGACGGAACTCCTCAAACCCTGGAGCAGGTTTACTTGGAGCAGAAGGTGATTGGTTAATTGAATTGAGAATGTTATCGCATTCAGAAACAATTGCCTCAAACTTTGGTCGATTGTTAAGTATATTCAAGGCATTATGTTTCTGCATAGTAACCTCATTAATTATATTCACTACATCGGTAGTATAATATACACCATTATAAATACCTTCATCAGATTGTGATGGCAAGTATACGGTGAGTTGTGATACCGAATCTTGGATTACCAATTCGACACTGTTAACAAAGCCGTCTTTAGCACCAGAGGCCATTGGTTTACTTTCTCCTACCTTTACGATTCTTGCTGTATCAAAAATAGGATAACCAGACCGTCTGTCTTTTTCTAATGTGAAAATCATTTCACCTTTCTGTACCTTTTGGAAAATCAATGTTCTTTCGTCCATAATCATCTTTTATTAATTAAGTTTAAACCAAATGAAACTGCACCTGGATTCCTTTGCATGAAGTCTACCAGGTTTAAGAATTGATAGTATCCAAATTGATTTATGAGTACCTGAGCTTTGTTTGCTACTTCTTGTGCAATCTCTATATTGGGAGCAGGTAGAGCTAATTGTATCTTGAATTCGGTGAGTTGTTCTTGTTCCATAATTCCTTAGTTTAATGAGTTAAAACGAAAAAAGGAGTACACCTAAAAACAGATGCACTCCTTTAATCATCTTGGTATTTTAAATTACTAAGCTGGCGTTGTAGTACCGGTCTTCAAGGCAGCTACCACTTGATTGACGATGTTCTGGTCTCTCTGAGCATCTATCACTCGATTGAGGCGAGCAATCTCGGTGTCTTTAGCAGTGTTCTCGATGAGGCACTTGATTTCCTGTTGGCCATTCTTGAGGTCACAGCAGCAACGTTCCAACTGAAGAGCCAAGTCAGATTTTACTTCTTTAATCAAGCCTTTGGTTTCACAGCAGCAATCCGACTGTTGGTGTTCCATGTGGCAGAGACGATCCATAACACGGTTGAAGCCTGCGCCCATTTGGTCACGAGAATCTCGGATATCCGAATTAGTTTTGTAACCCAAATCGCAAAGACCTCTTTCCGTAGTGAAACGGTTGTTAAGGATTTCTCTACCAACACCGGCAACATCTTTTGCTACCCCACTGATTTCTTGAGTAACTCCACGAGCAGCATCAGAGATATCTTTGTAGATACCTGCCTTTGCTTCTTGAACCGTAGCTTCTACTTTCTGAATATCAGCTTTTGTGTCATTGATTTTGTCCCATACGGAAACTGCAGCAGCACCAAAGCCACCACCTACCAATGCACCACCAACGGCTCCCCATCCAGAGCCCCAACCGGAATGATCTCTATATCCGCAACCATCGTTACAGCCTCTGTCCGCGATTACAACGCCATCGCCGGCACCTTTTACTTCTACTCCCATAATTGTAAGCACCTTTTACTTCTACTCCCATAATTGTAAGATTTTAAAGATTAATACTTAGGTTAATTATACATTAAATACAGAATGGTGTTGTATTTTTATTACCCCAAATTAAATACGTATTCATAAGTAATTGTTGCAGCATTCTGAGTTATGTTGACTGTAAGCTCCCAACCCTCATCATCGTTTTCTGCTTGCCTTAATTTAATGGTACCTGACCTTGTTGATTCTACGGTGTTCTCCGTTAAGGTTAAGGTTAACCCATAGGTTCCATTATCACTGGATAGTGTTGTAATGGCTACATTTGTAACCCAACTTGGTTTTGAAGTTACGGTTAAAGCCAAGGGATATCTTGTACTTACCTCAGAACCATTTATTACCTTAGTCTTAAAAGAATAAGCTACATCAACTGTAAAGTTATTACCTCCCAAAGCTGACAATCCGGTTCTAGTGGTAGTTCTTGAACCAGTAGGGGAAGTGAATGCCAAGTAATACTTATAAGATACTGAAGCAGCACTCTGTGTAACTGTGATTGTCTTAGTAGTTGCCCCACTATAGGATGCAGTTACTACACAGCTTCTACTTGAAGTACCCAAGTTCTTCGTAGCAGTAAGTACCGTCTTAGCAGCATTCAAACTAAAACCAGTACCACTTGCACTAACCGTAGGTGTAGCACTCTTCGAAGAACCTGCACTTGTTGACCCTGAACTCCAATGGTTGGTAGTAGGTATACTTACACTGGCATAAATATTAACACTACCTCCTGAATTAGAGATAGAGTATGAACTTGCAGATAAGCTTATTACTGGTGTACCATCAGTAGTACTGGTAATTTTATTCTCTGCCTGGTATACATCGAGAGTTATAGATTTCGATTTACCATTCAGAGATACAGTACAAGTAAGGGAGCCTACCCTTGTTCTAGCCTTTGCAGTAGTTCCCAAAGAACCTGCACTAACTGCAGTACCATAACTAATGCTAGCACCGCTTGTAATTGTGCCTCCTCCAGTTGTAGAACCATTCCATCCCCAAGTCTGAGAATATGAGGGCATAGTTGAGAATGAACTTCTACTTCCTCCACTTGCAGGTATATCGGATACACTTCCTCCACTTACAGTGATTTCACTATAGGTTCTATAACCTGCAGATTGAGAACAACTGATAGTTAGTTTCTTATTGGTTTCTGCCTGAGTTAATACTACACTACCCGACTTTGCCGAAGTAGAAGTATTATTTGCCATAGTTACTGAAGTACCAGTACCGGTAACTCCGGTATTAGCCCTGGTATAACTTAAGGGAATTTGATTACCATAGGTATGTCCATTTCGGTATTCCTGTTTATAAGAGGTTACAGTAAATGTTTTTGTTCCTCCAGTTGCCCCAAAAGACAGAGAAGTGGGATTCACTGAGAATGTTTGAGACCAACTTTGAGATGCTGCTGCCTGGGTAAATGTGAATTCCACGGTTTTACCAGATTCAGATTGAGTAGCCAACCCCTTACCAGACCTTGAGGTTAGGTCTAGATTCTCTGAAGCTTTCCAAGGCTTTCCATCTGCCGGCTTACTATAGTTAGTAATCCAACTTGGTTTACTGTTTATTACGTAATTAACACTAACAGCAGACCCATTAGCTACATTATCCCAATATTTCTGCTTCATACTGGTAAACTCAAAACCAAAATTAGAACTACTGGGGTTACCTAAAGCATCAAAACTTATACTGGAGTATCTCAAAGTGAATGTATACTTATAAGTTACCTTATGAATATCTTCGAGTTTAACAGCTTCGTTATTACCATAGGAACTAGCATTGGAGATTTCCAAGCCAACGTAACTTTCCCCCGTTCCTGTAGAGGCGAGTGCTAACAATTCAGCCTTGGTAGGGCAGTCATTACCTGTCTTACCAAGGCCTACTTTAGTTTTGACAGCACTCCATGTTGCTATCTCTCCCATATTAATCTACATCTTTAAGATTTCTGAGTTCTGAGATTTCAGCCTTCAAAGCCTTAATCTCTTCGTAAAGAAGTTTAATACCTTCGATTGCCAGAGTAGACATCTTATGGTACTTAACTTGTTTTACCAATACATATTCTTCACCGTCGATAACAACCGTTTCGAATTCCTCAGGATTAGGAACTGAATCCTTAGTTCTTGGGTCTTCTTCCACATAATGGTTAAACCCTGCTGCTTCCAAACCTTGTGCAATGGTACCTTCATCTTCCTTACCATCCATGATAAAGGATTCTGTAGGTATACTGCAAATCTGTTCCAAAGTATGGGTTAATGGTTTGATGTTAGATTTCAATCTTTCATCGGAAGACTCTTTCCAGAAACCGGAAGGAGCAGTAGTCTTAGCAAATACTACCTGGTCAGTAGTTGCCAATCCCAATTGAGCTCTAGTTACTGTATGAGGATTATCCTTTCTACCTGCATGACTATTGATAGAAGTCTGAGCAGTAGTACCTGCAGCCTTAGCATCAGCAATAGCAGTAGCTTGAGCAGTAGATACTGGCTTATCAGCATCAGAAGTATTATTAACATTACCCAATCCAACCTGAGTTTTAGTAACTGTATGAGGATTAGATTTATTGGCAATGTGATTATTTACCTTAGTTTCTAAGGCAGTTACATCTGAACCAGTATCGGCAATCAAATCGTCAACGTAAGTTTTCAATTCTGTACGAAGAGCATTGATGGCATTAGTTCTATTGGTAATCTCATTTGCCAACCCCTGTACGGTATTATCCAAGTTAGTCTTATCTGCTGCAGTCATTACACCTGCAGTAGTCTTAGTTGCTGCAAGTATATCTCTAATTAAATCTGTAGCACCTTCATAAGTCTTACCCTCTGCACTCTTAGTTTTATTATTAAGAGTAGCTCTTACATTAGTTGAATTATGGGTAAGAGTGAATCCAGTAAGAATAATTCCTGGAAGAGAACTATTAAAGGTATCATGAGCATTATCTTTTGCAATACGGGCCTCTTGTTCAGCTTCAATAGCATCTGGTAAGGTTTGATTAAGCTTTATTACACTATCGGCATCCATCAGACCAGCTTCTTGAGTAGTGGCTGGGGTTAGAGGGATTACCATCCCATCGGGTTTATCAATGTAATGCCCTTGACCATCCGTAGCAGAATAGTTACATAAGATAATAACATTACGCTTATTTTTGTTAGCTATTGAAACCTTACTAATTAAATTTTTAGGCATGCTAGATACCACATCCTCAAGATGCTTACCTCTACTACCTTCGAAAGCAGTACCTGCGATTTCCCCAATGATAAGAGACGAAGTATTACTGTCTACGAATTTAGTACCTGACCAACGGAATTGGTATGGAGGTTCACCATCGGCAACATTTATATAAATCTTACCAGATTCTCCAACTACGGGAGTTTGGTGACCTGCATCCGTATACAATTGAACATTAGTAAGACCTCCAGTGGGGCTTACATCATAGGTAGCATATACTTCAAGTACATCATCTACATATGAAGGCAAATGGTTAGCAGGTACTAACCCCTTCCCATCCAATGGAGCAAAGCCATCAGCCTTACCCTTAGTTGCTACAAAGGCATCATGTTTAGCTTCTAGAGTATTAATATTATTCTGTAACTTAGTTTCAAGGGTAGTATCTGCCGCAGTTCTATCGGCAATCTCCTTATCAATCCTTGCACCCAATGCAGTATCAGCAGAAGTACGAGCAGTTGCTTCATCGTTTACAGCTTTAGTAAACTTGGTATCTAAAGCAGTATCTGCAGCTTTTCTATCAGCTACTTCTTGAGCAAGAGCGGCTTCTGATTTACCGTCCAAAGCTTCGATAGCATCTTTACGGTCCTGAACCTCTTGAGCAATAGCATTGGGTAATGTCTCATCCAGATTAACTTTATCTTGGGCGGTCATTACACCAGCTTTCTCTGTAGTAGCTGCTGGGATATAAGTAGTCTTATAATCTTCAGGCTCATGAGTATAAATACCCTCTTCTTTTTTAGAAGAGAAATTATGAGTTAAAGTAACATGACTGCTTTGTTGACCTACCTCAACTGGTTTATCACCAGATAAGATAATAATATTATCTGGTATAGAATCAAACAGCTTCTTATCTGCTGCAGTTTGTACACCAGCTTTCTCTGTAGTAGAGGCAGGCAATGTAATAGGATTCTGTTCTACTGTACCATCTTCAACTACGGTCTTAGTAGCAGCTATGCCAACAGTAGTTTCATTGGGAGTTACTGCACCAAGGGCAAAGTTAGCAGTAGAGATTCTATCCAATTCTACCTTATCTTTCGCAGTCATCGTACCAGCCTTAGTAGCCGATACCTGAGGCAAATCGAAAGTTTCGGTAGTATCAGCATTCAAACCGTTATCCTTAGTTACGGTTACTGTTACCTTATTAGCATCAGAAGCTGCAGAGAGATCAGTTAAAGAATTTGGGTCTAACCCATCTAACTTAACCTTGTCTGCTGCAGACATAACTCCAGCAAGAGTTTGAGTTACCGGAAGTAAATTCTTGGTAGCTTCTACTTCTTCACCATATTGGTTATTTGCCTTATCCTTGGTTGAAGTCTTTACTTTGAAAGAAAGCTGAGTATCTGTTCGGGTTACAGTACTAACATCGGTAACCATGGTGTCTGGCAAAGCATCGGAAGTACCTTCTTCAGCTTCCAATCTTTCTTCATGGTCATCGGTAATGTTAGTGAATTTATTATCTAAGGCAGTATCAGCATCGGTTCTGTCCTGAATTTCTTTATCGATACGTTTACCCAAAGCTGTATCGGCAGCAATACGGGCAGCTTCTTCTGCATCGATGTTATCCTGGAGAACTTTATCTGCGGCCTTTCTTTCCTCTCTCTCTGTATTAAGGTCAGAAGTATTCTGATCAATCTTTGCTTCCAACCGAATATCTTCAGCTTTACGAGCAGCAATTTCGTTATTTAACAGATCCGTAATGGCCGTATAATTACCATTGATATTATCCTGAATACCCTGGATTAATTCCAGGTTACGTTGGATATTAGCAGTATTCTGAGTTACCAGAGCATTAGTAGCATTCAGGGAAGTTAACAACTCTGTACGAGTTTCACTTACAAAAGTTCTCAGCTCATTTACCGTAGTAGTAAGAGTATTACTCAGGTTAGTGAATGATTGTTGTAAAGTATTATCTCCCTGTTCTCGTAAGTTCTTTTCGGCTTCAAGCTTATTCTCCAACTCTGTAAGCTTAGCAGTCATAGTTGCTGCAAAGTTGGGGTCATCACCGAGAGCCTTAGCAATCTCTGCCAAAGTGTCCAATACTTCAGGGGCTGAACCAATAATCTTTTGGATTGCAGCCTCTACTTGTTCTGCATTCTGAAAGTCAGAATCGTTTAATAACTGAGAAACCTTAGTGATATAGTTTGCATGTTCTTCGATGCCATCCAACTTGGCATACAGCAAGTCAGTGAAATCATTTGAAGAAAGTACCTTGCCATCTACCTTATCTACCTTCTTATCGTCCATTGCCTGGTCTGCAGCAATTCTATCTGCTTTCTCCTGAGCAACAGCATTACTGATAAGAGTATCTTGATTAGCTCTTTCAGTTGATTCTTTATCGATATTGGTTTGAAGTAAAGTATCTCCAGCTAAGCGGTCATTCTTTTCGGTAAGGATATCCTTATTAATACCAGCCATATCATCCTTGTGATTCTGAAGGTTGGTATCAATCTTGGCCTCAAGAGAAGTCTCTTTGGCAATTGCTCGGTCTTTCTCTGCATTAATAGCAGTAGTGTTGGCATTTACCTTTGCTTTTAGTTCATTCATAGCATCGGTATTACCTGCCTCTAGAGAATCAATACGAACTCCCAAAGCATTATCACCAGCAATACGATTTTCCTTTTCTTGTTCAAGCTTAGTGTTAATATTAGCTACTTCGGATTTCAAAGCTTGCTTGGTATTATCCAACTTAGCAGTAAACTCAGTACTCAAAGCTTTATCAGCTGCAGTACGGTCTGCTACTTCTTTATCTAAGTTAACCTGGAGAACTTGGTCGGCAGCCTTTCTTTCTACACTCTCAGTATTAAGGTCGATATTGAGAGTATCGATACGAGAACTCAAGGCACTATCAGCATTAGTACGATCAATGATTTCTTCGTTAATCATATCCTTAACTTCCTTGTAGTTATCACCTACAGTCTTAGTTAAGTTTGTGATTGCCTCTGAATTTCTTTCAATACTATGTTGGTTAGTGGCAATAGCAGTAGTATTTGCATTTACCTGCTCAGTAAGCTCATTACGCAATGTATTGATAGACTCTTGCATACTCAATGCCAAGTCTGAAATACGTTGGTTAACGTTAGCCAGACTTTGAGTATAGGCTTCATCTGCAGTCTTTCTTTCGGCAATCTCTTTATCCAAGCTAGATTGAATTGCGGCATCTGCATCTTTACGGTCTTGGATTTCCTTGTTAAGATTGTCTTTTACAACTCCAAGAGCAGCATCACCAATAGCAGACTTATTGTCTACATATTCTTTCAGTTTAGTTTCAAGAGCTGTATCAGCATCCTTACGAGCTTGAACTTCAGCAGCTACCTCAGCACTGTTTGCCTCATCACCCGCAATTCGGTCTTCGATTTCTTGGTTAACCTGTTCTGTGATTGCAGCCAATTTCTTGGTAATGGTAGCAGCAAAGTTGGGGTCATTTCCAAGGGCATCAGCAATTTCCTTAAGAGTATCAAGTACTTCTGGAGCAGAACCAATAATCTTTTGGATAGCTGCATTTACCTCTTCCTCAGTTTGGAAACCAGAATCGTTGATAAGCTGAGAAAGATGCGTAATATAATTTGCCTTTTCCTCAATTCCATCAAGTTTAGCTTTGAGTATATCGGTAAAGTCATTCTTAGTCAAAGAATAGCCTTCACGTTTATCTACTTTCTTAGTATCAAGATCTTTATCACCTTTTTCTCTAGCAGCAGCCTCGGCAGCAATAGCATTAAGCAATTGATCCTTGTCTTCTACACCCTGCTCTTTTACATCTTCGATTTTGTGTTCAAGAACTAAATCCTGAGCAGCACGAGTAGTAGCCTCTGAATCGATATTGTTCTGTAATACTTGGTCTGCAACAGTACGGGCCTGAACTTCTTTATCAATATTACCTTGAAGAGCATTATCTGCATTGGTACGGTCTGTTACCTCTTTAGAGATTTCATTGTGAAGAACTTGGTCCTCAGAATGACGGTCTACCTTCTCTTGGTCAATTTTACCTTGAAGAGCTAAAGTATCTGCCTGGCGATTAGTGATTTCTTCGTTAATCTTAGAATCCAGTACAGTATCTGCGTTAGTACGATTTGCAGTTTCTTCTGCAATCTTTGACTCAAGGGATGCCTTATCATTGATATGGAGAGTTTTAAGGTCATTTACACTTTCCTTAATCTCATTATCGGCAGCAATACGTTCATCTTTTTCCTTTTGGATAAGATCCTTGAGTTCCTTCTCAAGTTCACCATTACCTTGATTTACCTTATTTTCAAGGTCTTTGATGTCTTCGGCATTCTTATCTACCTTCTTCTCAACTCTGTCGATTTCAGCTTTTAAGTCTGCCTTAACCGTATCAATCTTCTTATTGATTTGGTCTAACCCATATTCGAGGTTATCCTGAACTGCGGCTACTGCAGCACCCAAGGCAGCTTCAGCTTCCTTAGCCCGATTAACCTCTTCAGTTAAGGCAGTACGAAGGTCGGTTAATTTATTAGTGATAGTAGTTGCAAAGTTGGGGTCATTACCCAAAGCTTCTGCTAACTCTTTAAGAGTATCAAGAGCATCATCTGCACCATCAACCAAATCACTAATCATCTGTTTAACTTCTTCCTCAGTTTGATACTTTAAGTCATTTTCAAGCTGAGATACCTTAGTGATGTAGTTTGCATGTTCTTCAATGCCATCAAGTTTAGCTTTTAACTCATCAGTGAAGTCATTCTTAGATAAGTCATATCCTTCCTTCTTATCTACCTTATTTTTGATAGAAAGTACGAAAGCCCAGAACTCATTTATAGTTCCCCCAAAGCCAGCACGAACAAAGTCATCATAGTAACCCTGTAACAACCGCTGGTCAATCTCTTCGCAGGTGTAATATTTACTTACATACATATTTATAAAATTTAAGGATTAATTACTGAACGTTGACGACCCAGTAAGAATTCCGAATCTATATCCCTGAATGGTTCTCCCTCTGAACCACAGAAGGCATTCATTGGTATATTCGGATTTTCTGGATCTACATCTCCACCGTCTTCTATATCCCCCCGTATGCAAGCATAATCGGGAAGCTTATTTACACGGAATTTCATTACCTGGCCTATACCAGGATGAGGTATTATTTTATCCCAGATATCACCGAAGTAATCTTGAAAGCAGGTGACAAATTTGTTTCCGGTCATCGATTGAAATGCCGTTACATCGTTGCCATTACCTTTCATTTCAATATGAACTCCAGATGTACCATTAAGGATAACCAGATTACTATCAAACCAAATTCCACTGTTTGTAGTAATTGGTGTCCACCTCAGTACTAACATCTTTGCCATATACTTTATTTTTATTCTACAAATTCAACTTTGGTATCTCGGTCTCTCTTTAGGATAATCATGAAAACTAAAGCCTCATCCTTTGCCTGAGCAGTCTGAGTATCTCCAGAAGGCTTATACGTTATACCATTAATTACAAACCTATCTTGTTCCCAATTAAAATCCCAATAACCTTCCGGTGTAAGATAACCGATTTGTTCTATATAAGATTTAGAAATTAGTATTGATAAGTTTTCATCATCCAATTCTCCTGAGACTGTTGCCTTATTGATGGGCCAGTTTCTGAAAGCATTGTAGTAACATAATGCCTCGATTTGGATGTTATAATATTTAGGTATACTGTCTTCGGCATGACTGAGAAGCTGATTAACATGTTTGGCCCAGGTTATGGATTGCCTACCAGCATCCCAATCTAAGAAGTCAGTGATAATTTTCTTGTATCTATCCCAAGAGCGGTTCTTTACCATTCTCCAGGGTTCTTTTGTCATAACTTAGTTAGAATTGATTTCTTACCACCTTTCACTGGAGCACTTGGATTTGGCCCATCTAATACTCCAGGTTGCCTTCTGTTAACTACTTTTGGGACTACGGTTCTAAATACTTCATCACAGAACGGTAAGTAGATTTCCAATCGTGAAGCTAACATACAAAGGTTCTTCCTTAATTCATCTATTAATCCACCTGGTTGCATTGCTTGAGAAAGTGTTTTCCATAGGGAACTCGTAGCATCTGCCAAGGTATCATAATATTGCACTTCAGTAGGCCCAGTAGTGATTTGTTTTATCCTATCACCTCGGGCAAGTTCGGGTTTAGAAGTACCATCACCAGTTTGTTCTTTGGTAGAAGTTAATTGACTTAGGTATTCTGAAGTACTTGTTAATAGATTAAGTATCTTCACATTGAGAAAGTCCCATGCTGCCAATTCCATTATTAATTGGTTTTCTAGTGCTTCATACCATAATTCATCAGTATACTTATCTGCAGGAATTTGGTGATTTACTAGAGGACCAATATAATATTGCCATTTGGTGATGTAGATAGATTTATCTTCCCTGGTCATTCCCTCTGATATCTCTGAAGGAATATAGTGGTCGATTAAGTTATATATTGTATCGGCTAATGCCGTATGCCCATAATCACAAACTACCAGAGTCTTATCTACGGTGATATCTAAACCATTCGAGTTGGTTACATGTAAGGTTACTGTATAGAAACCGGGAGTTTCATAAGAATAGGAAACATGTCTTCCACCATTGAAAACCTCTCCCTTATCATCGCCAAAGTCCCAGTCAAAAATGGATTTGGCCGGGACTTTGGATATGACTCTGAATGAAACTTCCAGACCTGACGTAACGTACAAAAAGTCCAGATTGTTATTCATATTAGTCTGTCTTATGTAATTTTCATATATTACCCTTTAGAAGAGGATTCGAATTCTTCCAGCAAAGCCTGAATAAGTGTTTCTACTGTATCATCTTTCTCGGCAACGATTTCATGAAGACCTGCTACCAGTTTCAGTTCTTCCAGGGAATAGCCCTTTGCAAGTTTTTCAAGAGTCATGCCTTTCTTGAACTGAGCATTCAGTCTCTTATCCAACTTTTCGATGTCGGCCTCTGAATACTTTTCGATTTCTGATTTATCAGCAATGATAATCAGATGGCCAGAGGCAATTGCCTTCTGAATCTTTGGTGCACGGAATTGACGACGAGAGAGTTCCTTGTCTTCTCCTCTACAAACGGTAATACCAGTTGATTGGTCATGAAAACTGTAAGCTCTTGGTCCCACAGTTACTGTATATTTATCTTTAGCCATATTTCCTAAAATTTAAAAATGATTAAAGAGAGGATAGGTCTTTTTAGTTACCTACCCTCTCAGGGAATTTATATAGATGAAACCGGGCGTCCCTTATTATTCTAGGTTAACCATCAAATATGGGTCTACGTTCATGAACTCGGGGAAACCGAATTCTGAGAACTTCTTGTCAGCAGCCAGCAACAGAGTTGCATCCTGGTACATCTTAGAGAAGCCAGTAGTCAAGCTTGCATAGATTGCCTGAGTCTGGTTAGAAACGATTCTTTCAGATTCAAGCATCAACTGACGAGCAGTAAGCTTAATCAAGGCAGCAGATGTATCAATCAACAGCAACTGTTGGTCGGGTGTACCCGGGTGAATGTAGAAGTCAGCATTCTTGGGAACAGGAGACTTAACATTCAGGGTAGCTTCTGTAGTACCAGAGTGACGATCCTTGAATTCCGGCAAGTTCAGCATTTCGATTGCCTGGTCTTCACCACCAATCATAGTTTGGAAGTTACGTCCCATACGAGCAGCACGTACCCAAATATGCAGAAGGTCTTTGTAAGTGATACCGTTAGTTGTTTCGTATACACCGATTACCGGGGCAGACTCAGAGCCATCAGGGTTGTTACCATTGATAGCAACGTCCATAGCCAAAGTATCCAGAGCATAACCCAACTGAACACCAAAATCACGAAGGTAGATTCCCAAGACATCGAGTGAAACATAGTTACGAACTTCATCAGTAAGTTTGAAACCTTTTCCGATTTTGAAGAGGCTAACTGATTTCTGTCCGAAGCTAACATCACCCAATGGGATAGTTTCTGCCTCATTAACCTTTGCAGGGGCAGCATCCGACATGTTAACCATCGGCATGATTGCTTGCAAACCATTGATTGGTTGGTCAGATGCAATGATGTTCGGATAGAACGGAGCCTGGCGCATACCCAATGTGATAGCAGCACGGATGATTTCCGGAACAATCCAACGAACATTCTGTTGAGGCATTGTAAAGATGTTCTGCATCGTGTCCACTTTTGGATTGATGCCCATCTTTTCAAAAAGTTCATCTTCTGAAATACCCCATTTACCGGTAACCAATTCTCCAAAAGTTACCTCTACAGGCTTCTTGTCCTGTGAACCGGAACGAACAGCTTCCAAGCTTCTTACCATTTCCGGCAGCTCATTCATAAAATCCTGAGCCTTCAACTTTGTAATATCTATTTTATTTTCCATAATTTCTTTTCTCTTATTTGATGAGTACTTGAATTACCTCATTTGCCTCTTCTGCTGGATTAAGGGCAATGAACTGGGTTGAAGTTGCTTGGTTAGCTTTTACGAATCTATCGTTAAGCAATTCTCCATCGGGAGTTACATAGCCAGCTTCGATATTTCCGTTTGATACCCAGTTACAAATCATGTAACCTTCCATAGCTACTGTTACCTCTACCGGGAAATTTCTTTGAGGTTGATAAGCAGGGTTAACGTTATCCGTTACTGCTACACCCAAATAAACTTGAGTAGCTGTATCAGTGCAAGGGTAAATCAAACCTTCTTCATTCAAAGCCACTGGCATACCCTGTACGATTTTCTCTCCAGCTTTAACATTGAAAGCCTGGTGCAATTTGTGTGACTCACTTTTGTAAATCACCGCTCTCGGGGTTCTTTCCCCAAAGAGAGTAAGTTGCTGAGGGTCGTTTACGATTTTAGTTTTTTCCATAACGCGGATTATTTATATTAGTTATTTGATTTTGTTTCGATACAAGTTATCGATTACATTCTTAGTACTCGGAGATTCTGAATTCCGTTGGGTATCAGTACCCTGGGTTCCAGTTTTACCCTCGGTATCATCCTCAGCAATTGAGGAAGCACGGTTGACGTCCTTAGAACCACATTTTGAGCAAGTGAGAGGGAACTTCTCTTCCAAGCGAGCTTGGTAATCCTTGGTCAAGGAAATAAGAGTAGTAATACCAGTAGTCTCGGCATTGAGCATCGTAACGATTGTCTCATCTACCTTATCACCCATCAACTTCTTGTAGGTTTCTACGGCATTTTCACGTAGAGAAGCAATGTGATTCTTTCCTACGGTTGCCATTTCCTTCAAGTTAGCTACTTCGGCATTCAAGTTGGTAATCTGTTCCGTAAGAGAAGTTTTCTCTGTAGTAAGATTATCTACCGAAGTTTGCAATTCGTTTCTGGATGATACCAAAGTCTGAATGCAGGCAATTACATTTTCCTGATTCATCTCTTTACCTTCTTCCAGGGTAAGCATGTTATCCCCAAAAAGGCTTTCAAGAAATTTTTGTAATTCGTTCATGTTATCTTTATTTGAATGATTATCATTGGCATCATTATCATTAAAAGAACCCTGAGTATCGTTCTTTTCTTGATATGATGTTAAATCTGATTTATAATCAGTAAAGAAGTATTGCTTCGATTTATCATCTCTGTATTCTTCATAAGATGCCCAAGTTCTTTTGGCAAAGGTTGGGTTAATGATTTTACCATCCGAACCAATTTTCTGGGCAAATGAATCAGCACCATGTGAAACCAGTGAGGTCTCAAGGTAACGAACAATTTCAGTAACCATTCTACGTACCATAACTCCCTTAGAGTCATAAGTACCAAGTTTCTGGTAAAATTCGTTATCTTCCATTTGGGGATGAGATTTATCCCACTTAAATTGTACAGTAACTGAATTACTATGGATTGAAGGCGGTTCCATAAGGATGCCTCTAGCAATTCTTGGGTTTGCCTTACCATCGATTTTCAGAATACCGTTGATACCAGCGGGTATAGTAAAGCTACCGTCTTTATAGGATTCCTGCCACATTACTTGTGATACAGCACCAATAGCATTACCAATGTTGGTTTCATGGTCACAGTTTACTGTTTGACCAAGCAACATCTTCATAGAAGCCTTTAGTACTCCATTCTGACCAAAGTCTGTCGGGTTCCAATTCTTAGATACAATCGTTTCTGAAAGTAATCTGAACATTGGTTCGATAAACTCTTCGTCCTTAGGAGTTAGTTCCGATTTGTCTAGGTTGGGATAGTAAGTATTATAATCTATATCCCCTCCCCAAAACCCAAATTGAGCAATGGAATCCGGTGTAGGATTTTTCCATTTATAATAATTCTCTGAGAAAGCCTTGGCTCCCACTGCTTCTGGGATATACCCAGCCATAATGGTATGGCCTTGACCTATCACCATAGAATCAAGATGCTCTTTGTTTTTCTTTGTAAATTTACTCATCTTGCTTTAGTATTTTGGTCTCCTCGAGAAGGAGCCGGGTTATTCTTATCTCTTGACCTACGAGCAGATTGGTTTTTATCATCTTGCCTTTGTTTCTTCTTAGTTCCTTCTTGGGGGTCTGTATTACCTCCCTTAGCAAATTGGTCCTCAAGTGAAACTCTTGGTTCTTTCTCATCAGGAGAATCATAACCCATTGCCCAAGCATATTGCTCTTGACTAATGATACCAGCCTTATACAATAAGTCAAGGTTCTGTATCTTATACTGAAGACCTTGTTGGATTTTAACTTCATCAGAAACTGTAGAAGTTCCCCAATCAATCTTCATCCCCTTATTATTAAAGCCTGCCAGACGCAGTTCTAGAGAATAAAGTCGGTCTAATACATAAGCTACAAGCATTTGGATATTTTTTAACTGGCTAATCATCTTAGACAGCATTATACCAGTTGCACCTTCACCAGTAGTAGATGATACCCCAATGATAGAGCCATTAACTCCCAACCCATTTGCTACAGATTGTTGGTTCATATTCCAAGGCTTCTCGATATTACCGAGCTCCTTAGTAGTAGAATTTAGTTTGAATTCATGGTCATCTATGTAACCAGCAACTACCCCATCCTTCATACCCTCTTTAACATTACGTTTGAGGATATTGAGTTCATGGTATAATCTGGATTCATAAGATTTGATACTCTCATTTGGCCTTTGTGGAGATTTCTGCATCTTAGCTTCTAAGAAACCAACCATACCACAAATCTCCATGATATGTTTGAAGTTAATCTTCATATCATTTTGTCCTTTGAGAGAATCCAATGCAGGCATAAATGGAGGAACTCCATAAGGTTCATCGGTATCATTGAACATACCAACATAGAAGTAGGTTTCTGGGTTAAGCTTAATGTAATCTTGTTGCTTAACAAAGAAATTTATATTCTTTTGGTAAGGAGCATACACCCCATTTAATTCACGTTTAAACTTGATGTGTTCTGGCTTAAGGAATAATACAGTAGCCAAACCATCAAGCTTATCATTTGGTACGCCTTCTACGGATATTGCCCCACTTACAAGAAGTTGAACAATCATCTTGTTAACTAAACCATCTATACCAGCAGTATATCTGGTCCATCCCTTGGTGGCTTTCTTAAGATGTTCTCTCATCTTTGAAGCCTCTTCATCTGTATTATTAGGGAAAGTTACTGTATGACTGGTGTTAGCTAACTTAAACATATCTTGCAATGCAATGCCCATATCAGGATTTACCTTATATAAATCCCGAATTAAAGGTATCACATCAACACGAAAAGAGGGTTCAACTAATTTAGTCAACCCTTGTAATGATGTAATTAAGTTATCGCTATCATCGTCAACTGAAACCCTACCAGGCGAAATCGATGTGGCAGGCTTCTCCTCTTTATTAGAGGATGTACCATTCTTGGGAGGGTCCTTCTTACGTCCCCAACCCCAACTAAAATTGAAGTACTTTTTCATCTTGGTTGTACGATTACGTTAGTTTTTCCTTTCCTTATGTGATTACATATTGCTTTTCCAAAGATATCATCATCGGCATATACATCTCCTTCAAGGTCTACATCTACAGCTGAATTGTTAGCCCTATGTTTACCCATTGCAACAGGTCTACCTAAACCATCATAAATGAAGGTATAAGCTTCTTGTACAAAGAATGGGTCCTTAATGATTACGTGATCTAATCGAATATCTTCTTCCAAGTTTTCTATTATCACTGAACGATTCTTTTGGGTGGTTAACCAACCAGGGGATTTATCCATTTCAGGTCTACTTTTACCTTTTTTCTTTAGCATCTTCTGGTAGTAGTAAAGGTTAGGGTAGCCTTCGTCTTGAAGCTTAGAAGTTACTGATAAACCAACGTCATTGGATTCTGGAGCTATTACTGCCCAGTTAAACAACTTCCCAGTATCACCAAGTAACTTAGCATAAGCTCCCACTGCCATTCTTCCCTTATATACTACTTGTTCTTCTCCTAGCTTATCCATACAAGTAAATGAAGAGTAGTCAGAAGCTCTACCAGTTGAAACGTCTGCACCAATGAAATATTCTTTATCTGATTCGGGTTCACAGAATTGTCGGTATTGACCATTAAATCTCTTCTTAATAACTGGGTAATCACTAAGGCAGTCTTCGATAGCTTTAATATCGGCTAAGTCGAAGACTGTATTACCAGATGATAAGAAGTCACCATCAATTTCTTGTGCAGTTCGTTTTGCTCCCAAAGCAGAAGACATTTGGTTATACCAATTGATATCTCGTTCTGGGTGCATTTGCCAGTATAATCGAATTGGGTTAAAAGGATTACCTCCTGCAATGGCATCTACCCAAGTTGAGTGATAGAAATTACCAACTCCATAGGGAGTGGAATTGACGATGGCAGCTCCACCAGTGGAAAGAGTAGGAAATGCAGCAGCCCAAATTTGAGCAGCCCATCTTACTACTGCTGCCTCGTCAATTACCAGAAGAGAAAGGGATTCCGAACGACCGGCTTCGGATGATGTCGGAATTGATTCAATAAATGACCCATTATCAAATTCTATCATGGAAGCAGAACCGTATTCTCCAGCTCTACCATTGATTATGGGAGTTTGAAGGTACCATGGAAGATTCTTGTACATGAACTTAATCTTCTTAAGTACCTTCTTAGCTGTTGTGTCCTTGATAGATATAATGTTTATCTTTTTGTTGGGATGGTACATCGCCAACCAAAGACAGTACATAGAAATAAGTTCTGTAATTCCTGCCTGACGGAATTTGAGAATGATATTGAATCGTTGGGCAATGAAATTGTAGAGAACAGATTTCTGAAATGGGTATAAATCGAATCTTACCTTTCCTCTTACTGGATGTATCACATAGCAAAAAAGGCTAAAAAAGAAAACATCACTAGAAACTCGGGATAAGTTTGATAGCTCTTCTCGAGTTAAAGTAGTTCTAGTTTCTGAGATAGTCTTTGCCATATCTAAAAGTTATACGTTATTTGAAATTCTATGTCAGTACCTATCCCAGATTTTATCTTCGGATAGTAAAAGGTATTGACTCCGAATTTGTAATTAAATCTCTTAGTCTTGATTGAAAGACCAGCTCCCATATCGAATAGATTATTGAAAGGTCTGTATTTGCCATAGACGTATGGACTAAGTGATAACCTTGCAACTTTCTTTCGAGTTAATTGACCTTCATACCAGTTGTAGTTGTACTTATCTAAGTCGATTGGGAATAGTCTAGTTGAATAAGTGTTAGTCTCCTTATTGAACAGACTTAAGTTCAACTTATCTTTCTTCAAAACAATTTGAACCAGGGAATCTTGGTTACTGATAACTGGCTGCCTTAGCATGGAATCAGGAAAGAGAGTTGGCTGCTTATTATCATGAACTAAAATTTTACCTGGTTCAATTTTTTCTGAGTACTTCTTCTCTGGTTTGAAGGGTTTCTCTGTGTATACTGTATCTGGGATTTCATTGACCGCTAGTTCCAGGGAATCAACCTCTCGAGAAAGTTTGTAATTCCTGAAGCAAAGGTAAATAGTAAATCCTAGAAGTACAATGAACAAGGCCCTCTTTAAATTCTTCATGTTCAAAAATTTTAGGAAGTTCGCACGCTAATGATACTATCTATTCGGTAATCGCTTAGCGATTACCTTTATCGAACGAAGTGAGATAATATCCAAATATACTACTTACGATATGATATATGAATAGCTATATATACGCAGATAAATATATAGATATATATACGTAGTATATTATATATCTATATATTTCAAGGTACCCCAGAAACTTATATATAAGACTTTATATATAAAGCTGAAACTCATGGTTTCTTGGTATTTGCCTTTTTGAGGCATTCCTTAAACCAATAACCTATTTCACCTACTGCCCCTTTGGCAATTGTATATCTTGCCTTGTTAAGCCAGTAATGGTAATCCTTAAAATCACCTTCGAAGGTATCACCATTCTTGTGAAGGTAAATTTCGAATTTATCAGGGAATCCCATAATTGCCTTGAAGTCTTCGATTCCCAAGGGGTATCCATCGGGTCTGAATTGCCTATCTGCAGGTCTGAGAGTTAATGGTGGTTTATCATACTCCAATCGATATACTCCTGGGAGAGTACTCATCTTTGCAGTTTTGATAGGCCACTTCTTTTCATCTTTAAAATCTCTAACCCAGAGTCTATGTATCTTTGCTACTGTAAGATTCTTCTTTTCAGGAAGCTTCCGATAGTCATACATTGCCAGAGTTTTACTCATGAATGGAATCTGGTTAGTATTATTTTCCTGAGAGAATGTGAGTGGTTTAAGTAGATTTCTAGTAGTTGTTGGAGTTTTTACTTGGAATACTTCATCAAAAGCATTCAAGTATTTCTTACCGGTCTTTTTATGTACTCCAATGATGAGTAAACGCTTCCTTGACTCCTGAGAGTTTCCATAGTCTAAAACAGACCTTTCGTGAAAAATAAGTTTATAGTCTTCAAAGGTTTTTTGAAGATATTCTTTTGGGAGCAAAGATAGCAAACGAGGTAAGTTTTCAATAAGAAATATCTTAGGTTTATAATGTAAGATTGATTGAATTACTAGATTCAGGGATTTATTCTCTTGGGGATTGCCCAATTCTTTTACTTTTGAAAGCCTCATAATAGAAGATGCTCCACAGTCTGGACTTGAAAGTATAATGTCTGGCTTACAATCTGGGAGGGTTTCATCTTTATAATAGGGTATACCACCAAAGTTCAATTTCCACTGCTCTAAGCCTTTAGTATAAAATACTCCTCGAGTTTCTATATTAGCTATCAAATTCTTTCTAAAAGGGAACAAAAGGATGCCTGCACCAGCAGACACCCCTAATACTTTTAATTTTTTCATTTCTTGTAGCTTCTCAATTTAATGTACTTAATCCAAGCAAATGGCTTACGGTCTTCCAAATAACTCAGATTCTTATCATTGTTGTGAGCTTCTTCTTCGAAACTTACATCATGATACCTTTCATTCTGTTTATCCCACTTGGCAAAGCACCTGATGATTATGTATTCGATAATATACCAGAGATAGAAGAATCCAAAAACCAGGGCCACTACCCACCAGAAGGATATATCAAAGGATAACCAGAGTATGATACCGAGTATCAAACCCGCTATACTACACTCAATCTGCTGTATCTGATGAATACACTCATGATTGATATCATCAGGTTTACACTCTTCTATTTTGTGTTTGAAGAACGAGTTATACACCAGAGTAATTGCTTTGTAACTGGGGAAAAGGAATACCTTTGCTACCCAGCTGTTAAAGTGACATCTTTTCATAATTTATCTTTGAAGTTTTCGTAAGCATTTCTTAGTTTTTGGTCGTAGGCATTCTGGGCATATCCAGGACCATTGTATTTTCTGGCAAAGCCAGCCCAGTCCTTTTCTTTGAGATTACTCAAACAACCAGAGTTTTTCATGAAATAATACATGAGTTCTAGTTGATTTGCATGAGATTCCGACACTTTGTGAACAAATTCGAAGACATCTTTACACCCACAGAGGTTGTGATTGAAACCCATAATCTGGAACATACCCCAACTTGCAGACTTCAATGCACATTCTTCGTCAATTTCTTTGGCTAATTCGAGTCTTTTGTACTCGTGTACACCTCCCAAGTACTTCGATTTATCCCATTTAGGGAAGAAAATCGTAGAATATCTCTTACAAAGGTAAGCTAAATCTCTGTCAGGGAATTTCTTATGTACTTCTTTGTACATAATGTGACCCTCAAAGAGAATTTGAGGCCTACCGTCAGCTAAAAACCCGTCTCTACCGGCAGCTTCCACCAATTGGACAGCTTTCAATAGGGCAGGTTCTAAACCTAAGCGAATAGCAAGGTCTTTAATCATTTCATTTGTTAGTTTATCCATAACTTATCAGTTTTAATGGCTCAATTTTAGTAACAAAAGTATTGCTTATAACCCATTTTCAATATGTTTCGAGGTTCTATTATCATATATAACTTATAAAATAATGCAATATGGACAAGAAAAATGAGTGCCAGATATGTGGCAAGCCCATTAATTTAGAGGAATTTGATGAAACTCGGGAAATCCCTCAACTTATGGCAAGAAAACAAATTTGTTTTCAATGTGCTTTTTGGTCTAATCGATTAGCTTATGATAAAGAGCTTGAGAAAGAGGGTAAAATTGCGGTAATTACTCCAGATTATTCTCACTGGGTAACTAAAATTCCCGGAAATATTTTAATGGTGCCCTCGGCTTTTGGTGGTATTTACCAAACTAAACTCCAACCAGTAAACACTCTGGGAGTTATTGATGAAGATCGAGAGAAGCTTTTCATTATCCGTTATAATAACATCGCTCACCAAGGCACTATACCAGAACATCTAAGAAAGCTTTTTAAAGTAAACGGAGTAATTCTATCTCCACAGGAATACAAAATGCTAGAAGATTACCGAGGCAATGCCTATGAATTTATTAAAAATATGATTGATAATGCAATAAATAAGAAATAATTTCGTATATTTGCATAAAGAAAAATTCTTAATAAATAAAGATATGAAAAAAGAAAAGAAAGAAATCAAAAAGCTTAAAGAGGGGGATGAGGTTCTCTTCACATTATCTGGAAGACCCATCATTGAGAAAGTTACAGTGGAATCTATTGATAAAAAAGGTGGATTCGCAATGCTCAGTAACCGAGTAAAAGTTGCAAGAACCTTGGGTCCTGATGATACATACCCAAGATTGGATGGGCAAAAGGGAGAAGTTCGTCCGCTTACCGAAGAAAATGAAAGAGTATTCCTTGCATATAAGGCCTATTTCTCAATTAAGAGAAACATAGAATTACTTGATAAAGGGATGAGAAGTATGAAAGATTCGAAAGCTTTCGATATGATGATTGAATTTGATAAGAAGCTTACCAAGATTATTAACAAATACCTCAAAGAACAATGACTACAGTATTAGCGATAATTTACTTGGTATGTTTGCCATTCACGGTATTTTTTGTAAGGGCTTGCTTGGATTATTTACCCTATACTCACAAAATACACTCTCTCGTTTTATTCATCTCGGTATGGATAGTATTACCTCTATTTCCAATTTATCTATTAATCAGATACATAAAATACAAATTACTATGAGATACTTTTTTGACAGAGATGGTAATTATGCTGGGTCATCAATGCAAGGGTGGGAGATTCTTCTCCTACTCTTGTTCCCAGTTGCTCTAATAATCTTCCTCGTATTCTTACCTTTCTATGTATTTCATAAATACAGTTCTAGAGAAGAGGATAAAAAATACGAGGAAGAACATCCAGAAATACTAAAAGTAGATTCTTATATTACCTGCTGGTATCCCTGGCATAGATATTCTGTTGCATATACACTGGCTCTTATATTCTGGGTAATTGCTTTTATAATTGGGATATTATCTTAATACCCGTATTAAGTTGGCTTTTGACTTGCCCAATAAAAATTCAAATCTAATGGATATTTTTTAGTGGGGTTAAACCTACTGGAGAGTATAGGAGTATCATTGCTAACAGGGGGAGTTGAAACTTTTGTAAGAGTATAGGAATCCAATCCAGTTGTTTTTGTTGTAAAGTATGAATTACTTGGTAAATCGTAGTTAGGACTAAAAGCATTACCATTCTTATCGAGGCAGGACCAAGATAGCATGTCGGAATTTACGGGGTATATACTAGCAATATAGACATTAATAGCATATCTATTTTGATTTACTATCCAATTCTTATATCTGTTACCATCAGCCATAGATCCATTTTCGTCACTAATATTGGTGGTAATATAAAAAAAAGCATTTGTGTCTACTCCATTGATGGTTATAGGATTAAAACGTATTTCCCAGTATTCTTTTTCTTCGGGAGTAGTAATCTTAAGATTTATTTTATTACCAGATTCATTTTGTGTAAGTACACAAAGCCCAGAAGTACCGTCATTTTGTGCAGTAATCTGAATACTATTGTTACTCTTGTCTTCCTCCAGAAGATAATCCGAGGTATTATTGATACTAGCAGAATAACCAACTCCAATAACCCCGGACAATTTGCCATTTACATACTTACTCTTTTGAGATTGTATTGTCCATCTCTCAGAGTTACCCTGTCTTATTTCTGCATATACATCTTTGGTGGATCCCCCCCCCATCCCTAATTTAAGAACTTTATTTTCCATAATGTATAATGTTT